TTCTTTCTTATCTTTCTTCTCTTCCGCATCTTCACTAGGAGCGGCAGGAGCTTCTGCATCTTCGCTTTCGCCTTCTGCACCAGCTTCTTCACCGCCAACTTCCTCTTCGCCCTTATCCTCTTCACCGCCAAGAACAGCAGCAAGAACCTCATGTAGCTTTTCAGCAAGATCACGAGGTAGAGAAAAACTTACTTCACCTTCAGAAGCACCAGCTTCTTCACCACCAACATCAATACCAAGATCTACTGCATCCTGTGCATCGGTGCTAGCACCCATTACATCTTCAAAAAGTTTATCAAAATTTGACTTGCTCATAAAAGTATTTATTTCCTTTTGCTCACTTTTTTCAATATTTTCTTTAAAATTTTGACTAGAAAGTTTTTCCGCACCTTGGAATGTTTCTTCACCTTTTAATTTTTTTGGATCACAAATTTCTTCCTTAAATCCACTTGCTTCTGCAGGACCAGAAGGTTTACTGATAAATTGCTTTTTCTTTTCTTTTGCATCTTTAGCTAGTTCAAATGTATCCTTTGTAGGGAAGCTTACCTTTTCATTATAAAGATTCTCAATATCTTTCATTTGACGTGTTAAATTCATATTAAGTATTTATATAAATGAGCGATAATAAAAATAAACAATTTTATTTAGGCAACAAAAATTTACCTAGACCTGACGCTCAATTTGATTATGCATCAAACCCTAAATGGGTAGCCGATATACAAAAATGTAAAAAGAACATATTATATTTTGCTGAGAATTTTTTCTATATTGTTAACCTAGATAGAGGTAAAGAACAAATACAATTATATAACTATCAAAAGAAAATTTTAAGATCTCTTAGAGATAATAGATTCGTTGTATTATTAGCATCAAGACAGATAGGTAAATCTACACTACTCACTATATATGCCTTGTGGATTGCTTGCTTTAATGAAGATCAGAACATATTAATAGTAGCAAATAAAGAAAGTACAGCAATCAACATATTCAAAAGAGTTAGATTAGCCTACGAACAATTACCAAACTATCTTAAACCTGGTACTGTTGAATATGGAAAGACATCTATGACCCTAGGTAATGGTAGTAGTATAGGAATATCTACAACATCTTCTGATGCAGGTAGAGGTAGTTCTGTAAATTGCTTAATTCTTGATGAGTTAGCATTTATTGATAATCATCTTGTTGAACAATTTTGGAGATCAGTTTATCCCATTATTTCTTCTTCTAAAAAATCTAAAATTTTTATAGCTAGTACCCCTAACGGAACAGATAATTTGTTTTATGAACTTTATAATGGAGCTACAGAAGGAAAAAACGACTGGAAAGCAGAAAGGGTTGATTGGTGGGAAGTTCCAGGTAGAGATGAAGACTGGAAAGAAAAAACTATCCGCTCTCTTGGAAGTACTGAAGCATTTGATCAGGAATTTGGAAATGTATTTTTACAGACAGGTGAAAGTTCTGTTAATGATAAACTTTTTGAAGAAATGAAATCAGAAGTTAGAGAGCCAGAATATGTTTATGATGATGGAAAATATTTGCTCTGGGATACTTTCAAGCAAGATAGAATTTATGTTGCAGGTGTAGATATAAGCGAAGGAGTAGGAGCTGCTGCAAGCGTTATACAAATATTTGATATTACAAATTTAAAAAATATAGAACAAGTTGCTACATACCATGATAGAACTATTTCCCCGTATAATTTTACTGCTAAACTTTTTGAAATCTTACAACACTGGGGATCACCTCTTGCATGTATAGAGAGAAACAACTGTGGTGCACAGGTTGTTGATCAGCTTAAAAACACCTTACATTATGATAATATAGTTTCCTATGGAACAAAATCTGCAGGTAATAAAATAGGTGTACAAGCCCATACAAATACAAAATATAAAGGCGTTACAAATATGAGATATTGGATGAATGAGCTTAGAGTTGTAAAAATTAGAGACATCAACACACTAGTTGAATTAAAAAACTTCATAAGGTATGCAAACGGTACATGGGGAGCAAGACCTGGTGTTGATAACTGGGATGATAGAGTTATGTCTTTGGTGTGGTCTTTAATTGTACTAGAAAATGAATTAGCAGAAAAATATTTTGAAGTTCAAGAATTTGATGAAAATAAAAAACCATTAAAAATTAAATCACTAGACTTTGGTATTAAATATTTTATTAATCCAAACAGCATATATAACAATGAAAAAGATATCACAAACTTTGTTCCATCACCAGTCCTTATACAAGGAAATAATGAAGAACAAAATACAGATATCAATGATCTTCAACAACAAGGATGGAATTTTTTAAATGGGTAATCAAGTACAGTATAATCAATCGCCTTTTAACAAGTTACGCAAAGATAGGTTTTTACTGGTTTTAAATGTGCCAGATGCTTTGAAAGAAATTAATTCAAAGTTCTTGAGAACTGAAGATCATATTAATTTACCAACTATGCAATTTTCTGTTTTTAGTGTAACAGTTCCTGATGTTAATATTCCTCAGACTGAAATTATATATGGCGGTCAACCTTTTGTACAATCTAGCTTTGCAAGACCATTATGGGAGCCTGTTACAGTTGGGTTTACAGTAGACAACAGAATGAACAATTACTGGGTAATATATAGCTGGTTAAACTTACTAAACGATGCAGAAACTGGTATTTTTGATATTAAAAACTTGACAAACAGACCTGCAGAACTTAGAAATATTAAACCAAAGATTGAATCTATAGATCTTTATTCAACGGACATCTCTATATTTTTACTAGATGAATATGATAAGAGAGTTGTAGAATTTTTATTTAAGAAAGCATTCCCCACGTCACTTGGAGGGATGAACTTAAATTACCGCACCGCAGATGAAATAGAAACATCATTTTCATTTGCTTATTCACAATTTATTGTGAAACTGGTTGAAAATGTCAACAATCTTTAATTTTTTTTACAAAACTTTGTCTGGAAATAAATAAATACTTTATATGGCACAGCGTGTAATTCAAAGCCCCGGGGTTCAAATAAGTGAAGTAGATTTATCATTAAACCAAGTACCTACAGGTACAACATCTATACTTATTCCTGGATTTGCTTCAAAAGGTCCAATTGGTGAAACAATTTCTATTGCCAGTCTTTCCGAGTTTGAACAGATTTATGGTCAGCCAACAAATGCTGCCGAAAGATATTTTTATCATACTGTCAAGGCATCTTTCTCTAGTCCTTCCGATGTTATAGTATATAGAATGCCATATGGTGAAGGTGCTGGTATAACTTCTACTGATGAATATACTGCTTTAGTATATCCAGTTGTTGCTTATTATCCCGGTACAAGTGCAATTGATTCCTCAAGCTATACACCAGTATTAAACGGTGATGTAAGAAATACTAACCTAGCAGGAGCAAGCGCAGTTTACCTCTTTGGATTACCTACACACTTTAAATTGTCTAAGGAAGATTATCTCAATATTCTTCGTGGTACAGCATTTAACTGGAGCCCTTCTGTAAGTTCTGCTAATACTCCCGGCTTTACAACATCTTTTAAGACTATAAATGATCTTGGAAAAGCTGGTCTAATTATCCTCAATAAGTCACAGTCATCAATCAATAGCAGGTATGAAGGTTATTATCTTGGTATTATAGACAACACTAATTTAAATCCTGCAACTGTATATGATGATATTAACAAAGTACTTTCTATCAATTCTAATGCTGCAACAATCAGTGGTAACCAATATATTCCTCTACCACCTGCAAGATTATCATTCCCTCTATCTGCCACACAAGCAGGTGTAGGTAATAGCGTATCTGAAGCAATAGAAAATATACCAACATTTGACATTTACAGCAGCCAGTTTGATGATACAGCTGTATTAGGGGTGTTCAAGCTCCGTCAGTCTGTGTTTTCTCCTGATACAATTTCCCTAGATTACGTTCTAGAAGAAAGCTATGTAGGATCATTTGATTACTACCGCCAGATTAATGATGAGTCTGGTGGCCCTGCTAAGAGCTTCTTTATGGAGACTCTAGATAATAATTCTCTAGCAGTTACAACCTTAGTCAATCCTTACATCTCTAACAAGGGAGGTAATACATGGCTTGATGATAATGGTATACCAACTAAGAAAGTACGTTTCTTAGGTTCACAGCTTCTCAACACCATTGCTGGTGACACCCCTGCTACATATACAACTAGGGTAGGTGCTCCAAGCGCAGTTATTGCTGAATTTAACAGCTCTCTTGGTACACCAACAAATGCTTTAGTAGCACTTGGTGATTATACTTCACAAGATATTGAAACAAAGATTATTGGCAATGTACCTGCTAAGCTACAAGGCTTATTTGACAAGGTTGAAAATGCTGATATTTATTCTTTCAATATTGCTGTTGAAGCAGGGTTAGGAACAGTTTATGTTAATGCCCAGAATCCAGCAACTAGTGGATACTTTGATGATTCCATTGGATATTCTGCAGTCCAAACTGGATTAACTGCACAAAACACCGGTACAACATCGCAAGTACAGACTCTTTATAATGCTGTTGCTTCTGAATTTGTAAATTTTGCAGAAAAGAAACGTAAAGACTTATTGTTTATTGCTGATCCTATTACAAACATATTTGTAGAAGGCCAGAACATTAAGACCCTAGATGATCCTACCAAAACATTCTCCGGTAACATCTATTGGCCATTAAGAAATCAGTTCTCTGGTATTAATTCAAGCTTTGTTTGTACATATGCAAATTGTGTGAAGGTAACAGATATTGCTTCATCTCAAGAAGTATGGGTACCATTCTCTGGTTTTGCTGCAGCATTAATGGGTAATACTGATAGTAACTATCAGCCTTGGTTTGCTCCTGCAGGATTTACAAGAGGTATTGTAACAGGTATAACAGATCTAGGGCTGTTCCCCAAGCAAAATCAAAGAGATCTTCTTTATAAGATTAATTTGAACCCTGTTGTTTTCTTCCCAGGTGAAGGCTTTGTAGTATACGGTCAAAAGACCCTACAGAGAAAGCCAAGTGCATTTGATAGAATTAATGTACGTAGATTGTTTATTAACCTTGAAACCGCTGTGAAAAATACTGTAAAATACTTTGTGTTTGAACCCAACACACTCTTCACTAGAACACAGGTTGTTAATACACTCACACCAATATTTGATAATGCAAAAAATACACAAGGAGTATATGATTACTTGATCATATGTGACGAAAGAAATAATACACCTGAAATTATTGATCAAAATACTTTGGTTGTTGACATTTATATCAAACCAACAAGAGCTGCAGAATTTATCCTTGCTAACTTCTATGCTACACGTACTGGTGTAAGCTTCCAGGAGATAGTATCATAAAATATGAAGGGTAATAAATAATTTTATGGCAGACGTAAATCAACTTATTCAAGACTTTTATAGAGTAGCTCAAAATCGTGAGTTTGCTCGTGATTATAACTTTAGAGTACTATCTATTAACACTGGTGGTGTTGGTGATATTACTTTTGATCAAGATGATTTAGTTTATGTTAAGACAGCTTCTCTACCTGAAAGAGCTATTTCCAATGTAGCAGTCCCTTATATGGGATTGAACTTCAATATACCTGGCAATGCAACCTATCCAGGTTCTGAAGCTTATCAGCTAACTTTTTATGCTGATGCACAGTCACAAATTAGACAGAAATTTGAGCAATGGTCACAAGCTATTTTTAACGATGCAACTTCTACAGGTAATTACTTCTCACCTAAGCAGACAGCCGTTATAGACCTAGTACAGCTAGATAATCAAATGAACAAGGTTGCACAATATCAATTGGTTGGTGTTTCTGTTAGAAGTGTTGGCCCATTAAGCTATAATATTTCTGAAGGTACAGGCAATACTATTGAATTTGTTGCTACTGTCTCATTTCACTACTGGAGAAAGACAAGCTAATTAAATAATTAGGTGAATAATCCGTTCACCTCAGCACTAGAATCACTAGGCAAGAATTTTACCGGGGTATTTAACGGTACTAACCCTTCTTTTGCACCTCAAATATTAGAACTTTTTGGTTTTAATATACCAGGGGTACCGTTAATCAGCCCAAGAGACTATTTTCTCTTTCAAATGGAATCGTGGTTTACTGCGCTTCCCATGTCAACTCAATGGATTATAGTTATAGATAATTACCCTGCAGCACTCCGTACAGATATAATACAAGCATTAGAAAGAATAGATGGTAGTAAAAAGGGGTATGATATTTCTACAGCTGTAACTATTTTAAAAAGCTTTCCTTTACAAAGAATTATTGGTTGCTTATTTGCAAGTTCTATATCTATACCTTCTGAGCAGTATAATGTTGATTCAGTTGCTGTTCCTAACAATAGAGGGTTTTTACCTGGTATTATTGCTAGTAACAGACAAATTGATCCACCTACATTAACTATAGAATTTAGAGATACAAACACATCTTTTATTGATCACTTGTTAAGACCTTGGGCTATATTAGCATCACACTACGGGTATACTGCAAGACCAGGTGACACACCAGGAAAAAGAGATCCTTTAAACATGAAATGTAACATGACTCTTTTACAATACGGAAGAACAATAGAAAGCATTTCTATGATTCCTAGAAAAGCTTGGACATTTTATAACTGTGTACCCTACAACATTGGTGAAGAAAGTTTTAACTATAGTGATGAAACTGTGAATAATTTTATGACAAGATGGACCTATTCTAACTATACAGTTGAAAGTAGCTTATATTTACCTGTTGCCGATATAGTAAACAGAATATCCAATGGAGAAATCCCAAGAGTTACTACCTTCCAAAACGGTATAGGTAGTATAAATCCATTAGGCTTCTTATAAGTCTTTTAAATGGACTTTTATCTAAATTTTACACTGCCATCTTCTACACTAAAAGCTAAAGTTAAAGAACTCTCGTTTAAACAGCTAAGATCTCTCAATAAATTTATTTCTAATAAAGATGAAAGTTCAATTTCATATGCATTTGAAACAATACTCAATGAAAATATACACAATTTTAGTGAATTACCACCTCTAAACAATCTAGAAAAATTTTGTATATTATTTTTAATTAGAATGGCATCTATATCTCCTGAAATAGAGTTTAAAAAAGATTTAGTACTCAGAAAATTAAATCTTGGCACTCTTTTTAATACTTTAACAAACAAAAAATTTATTTTTTCTAGAGAAATAGTAAAAGAAAATATTGAATTAAAATTGTCTCTACCAAAATCTCTTTACTTTAATGAACTTTTTAACAATCTTTATGAATGTTTAGATGAAATTAAAATTAATAATGATAAAATTATTAAAGTAAACAACCTTACACAAGAAGAAAAATTAATTCTATATGAAAATCTACCAGCACATGTATTAAATGAACTAAAAGATCATAAAAATTTTATTGAAAATCAATTTACTGAAATTGAATTCAAGATTGATGAAGAAAATAAAATTGAAATTACCCCTTTTAGCCATTCTTTATTTGAATTATTGAAATTAATCTATTCAATTGATCTTAAAACACTTTATGACCTTCATTTCTTAATAGTAACCAAGCTCAATTATTCTCCTGATTATGTAGACAGTAATACTTTACTTGAAAATGTTATATTAATAAACAATTATAATGATGAAGCTGCCAAGGCCGCAGAGGAATCAAAGAAATCAGCACTGGATGCTAAGAATCCCTTAAATAAATAGCATTATGGACAATAAGTTTAATGATGTAATAAATTCACTTAATGAATTGACTAAGAGTTATGAAATTTTTGTCCCCTCTTTAAATAGGAAGGTAAAATTTACTGGTATTTCCGCTAAGCAACAAAAAGAAACAATTCAATGTGTTTTAGATAAAGACCTAACAGGTATTACTTTCTCTATTCTTGGGACTGACATACTTCTTAACAACCTAACTGACAAATCTGTACAATTATTAATTTCAGATAAGAATTACTTACTTGCATGCTTAAGAGCTTTATCTCTTTCTGACAAATACAAGACAGTAAATGAAGAAATTTCTCTCACACCTCTTGTTAGCCACAACATCTCATTCCCTGAAGAGCTTAAAAGTAAGGTAATTACAGATAATGATTTAACCATTACAATTGAAACACCAAATTTAGGCAAAGACAGGCTTATTAACAATGAAACCAAGAACAGAGTTTCAGAAGACTTAAATTCAAATGAATCTTCCAGGGAATTCTTGGGTGAAGTTTACATGAATGAAGTTGTTAAGTTCATAAAGCTAATAAAGACACCTAAAGTTGAATTAAATTTTGACGAACTTACATTTAAACAGAAAATTCAAGTTGTAGAGAAGTTTCCTGTCTCAACAGTTTCAAGTATTGTAGAGTTTATTAATAAAGTAAGAGAGTTTGATAAGAGCTTGTTTACAGTTGACGGTAAAGAAATAATTATCTCTATTGACCCTACACTTTTTACACTCTAATTTTAATTTAAATCTTAAATATTATTGTGACCCCCGAGTTAGAACAGATATCTACAAATATAGCTTCTTTAGATCAAAAAGTTACCTCTGTTCTTGATTATCTTCAAGGAAGAGAACCAAAAGAAAATAAAAATGACCTATATTCTTTCTTTGATAATAAGGAAGATGAAGAGAGAGCAGAAAGAAATAGATATGTAAGGTTTGAGAGAAAGAAAAGAATTTATCAATCTATCCCTATTAATGTAGACGGAATTTCAACAGATGGAAAAAGAGAGTTAGAGAAAATTCTTAAAGGCTTAATGCCAAAAGAAGAGAAAATAAAACTACCAGTACCTAAACCACCTTTTCCTGCATTATTAGCAGGTTTAGCTGCATTAGGAATAGTATTATGGGCACTACATAAACTTTTAAATGCAAAATTATCAGATTTATTAAGACAGCTTACAGGTATAGCAAACTTACTGCCAAAAAACTGGAAAGATATCTTTCCAATACCCGAAACTCCAAAAATACCTACCCCAGGCACTAAGATTGCACCAAAAGGCACAAGAGCGTCCGCAGAAGCAAAAGCATTAGAAGAAGCAGCAATTGCTGCAAAAAAAGCAAAGATTGCTGTTCTTAGAGACCCTTCATTTATCAAGGGAACACCAGAATATCAGAAATTTATAAAAGGAGCATATCTCTCAGACGCTGAAAGATTGGCAGTACAAAAGCAAATTAAAACTTTACCAAAATTTATAATAGACGGTAGTGTTAAAGATGCTGAAAACTTTTTAAAATATATTTCTGGAGTAGATAGAATGGCAGGTATAAACCCTGAAACTGATAAATTGGTAATAAAAACAAGAGAAATGATAAGACTTAAATTGCTTGGGTTATCTCCAGATGAATTAAGAAATATTAATAATGAACTCAAGCCTGTCATAATGAAATCACGTTTAGGGATAATTGAGGATATGATTTATGCAGTAAAAGAAATTCCTGGTACACTAAGAGGAATGGCTTCAGAAGTTATTAAATCTCCTTTTACACAAGAGGAGTGGAGCAAAACATTTGGTGTAATAGAAGATATATTTAAAGACTTAGGTAATTCTGTTGGAGAAAAATTAACAGCTGCTAAGACCTCTATAATGGAGAGTAAACCAGTTCAAGCCACACTACAAGCAGCAGAAGGTCTCTCTAATAAAGTAAAAGCAGCAGTTGCAAGATTAGGCCCTATTCTGCGTGTATTGGAAAAACCTTTAGCAGCTTATATTATTTGGGAGGATTATAGTGAAAATATTAAAAATAAAGGAGAGAATTTGAATGCCCAGCTTGAAGGGTTGCAGGCTGGTATGATAAGATGGCTAACTTTTGGTGCAGCAGATTTAAAAGACGTTAATGATAAAACTGAGAAAATTAATAAGGCCTGGCAAGAAAGCAAACATACTGAAGCTTACATAAGAGGAGTAACTCAGCTTGTAGACTTTGGTCTTTCTATGCCAAATGTTGCTTTGCAAAAATTTTATGAATTAATAGGTAAAAAAGACTATGCAGAGTATTACAAAAATATAGCTAAAGATATTGATGTAATGGATTGGTATAATTATGCTGCAGCAAAAACTTATGAAGCATTATACAACATAGTTGATTGGATTACTCTAGGGTATGGAGTTAAAAAACCCAAGCCTGCTGAACCTGTAAAACAGGACTTTGTATACAGACCTGGTCAACGCCCCGTTTCGTTTAGCCCTAATGATACTATTATTGGTGTTAAAGATTTAAGAGTATTAACAAGATCTAGCGAACAAACAGTGGAGAAAAATATGAAGATATTTGTAGATGTAATTGAAAAATCTAATAAATCAGTTGTTTTAGAATTGAAAGAAGAAAGGCTTCTTACGCAAAGATTGACTGAAAATATTAAACAGCTCTCTGATACTATAATTGCTCAAAGTAAAAACAATGTCAATATGGTTAACAACAGCCGTAACCTTACTAATATTTCTATGAATCCCACTACTGCTAAAAGCTACCGTGACAGCGTGATTTACTCATAAGTATTATTATGCCAAATAGAATATGGGCTTTCAAGTGGGACTATACAACATCTACTTATATTGCAGGCAAAGGCGGTCTTGCTACTAGATCTGATATTGAGAGCGCTACCCCTTCTCTTGTTCCTCCTACTACAGATGGCTATACCAAGAATCAAAACGTAGTAAAAGCAATTACAGATTATATTCAAACCGTTAATGTTGCAAGAGACTATCCTTGGACATATTCTAAACCTGGCGAAGGTGCGCGTCAAGAAGTTCCAAAAATATATATGCTTGAAAAAAGATTAAAAACAAATGCATTTATTTCAAGCTTGGTTTACTCTTTTGCTAACGCTCAGACAGGGGCTCAAGAAATTATAGATACTTTAGAAAAAAACAATATTGGTACAGGTGAAGGTGGGTTTTTATCTGTTTTAAAAGACCTTCAACAATCAGCAGTAAATGGAGCGTATTACGCTGCAGGTTCAATATCTAATTTTATTAATAATAAGCAAATTAAAGGACCTACTGATGAAAATACCTTTAGTCAAATAGTTGAAACAGGTAAAAGTACGTTAAATCCTATTTTTAATTTTTTTAGAGATAGAGCAATAGACAATAATCCTATTTTTGAGGACCCATTGCTAACAGCTTATAAAAACTTATATCCATGTATTAATACTGGGTGGAATTATGTTTTTCCTTACTTTGATGATTATTTTAGTTCATCTCAGAATATATTTGGTGATGATACCGGAATGAATGTTTTAAATCTTATTAAAACAGGAGCTGAAGCTTTTCAAAGCATAGCAGGGTTAGCTGGAGCTATTACAAGACCTTTTGGGTTTAGTTTTCAAGAAAAAGCTAAGTTTTACAATTTTCCTTCTGAAGGTGAAGAATTTAAATTTGAATTTCCTTTAATTAATACCGGATCTACAACATTTGATGAAGTAGTAAAGAATTGGCAATTGATATATCTACTTTTATACCAAAATAAACCTGCTAGAATCAATAGAAATGTAATTGAACCTCCTGTATTATATGAAGTAAGCATACCTGGTCAAAAATTTTATCCTTTTTGTTATATCAGTAACATTGAAGTAGACTTTAAAGGCTCAAGAAGAGAATTAGAGTTTAATTTAGATTATACTAATACAGTTCTAAACGATACCTTACCTGTACCTTTAACTGGACCTACTCAACCAGGTACTCCACCAGAATCTTCTATAAAAGATATTAAAACTATAACTGAAACAAAAAAATTTCGTACAATAATTCCAGACGCATATGTAATTAGAATAACCCTAAAAGCCCTCACAGCAGAAACAAGAAATTTTATGGCTTATACAGTATTGGGACCATCAGCAGGCACCGCTGCTGGTTCTGTTACAGATTTAGACAAATTAACAGAAGCAGTTGCAAAATCATTATTAGGCAATTCAGCTAATGGTCCTTCTGATGGAACACCTGTTAATTATGGTAATAATCCAGTCCTAGGTAATGGACAAACGTTTTATACAGGCGGTACACCCTTCTTCGATGAAAGAACTGGGTTACCTACAACTCCTGAGATTTCCGCTCCTGCGCGTAGATAACCTCTATATTAAATAATAATATGGATTTAGGTAACTATCAGAAAAATATACCTGACCTTCAACCTCTTAACAATTTTAGATATGAAAATATTTTTAAAATGTATAAGGAAAACGATAACGACCAGTTTTTTTACAACATTACTAGAAAAATTGTATTACCAAAAAATTTAAATCCCGATCAATTTATATATTACCCTATAAGAAAAAGTATGCCTTGGACTATGGTTAGTTTTAATCTCTACAGCACTATAGAATTATGGTGGTTAGTTTGCTTAGTTAATGATATTAGAAACCCGGTGCTCCAGCCCAAAGCAGGTACTTTTGTAAAAGCACTCAAAGCTGATTTAGTTAATAATGTTTTAAATAATATTACCTCTCAGCTTATATGAGCGAATATCTCCCAGCAACATCTGAATCTAAATTCAGTTCATTTTCATACTTAATTAATAATAATTTTTATGATTTTAGAGTTTTTATAGGTTCTTTTGATGGTAGATTAAGACCTATTAGACCTTCAGCTGTTAAAATGCTTAACATTGAAGATTCTTTAGATAACCCTTTTCATCAAGGTTATATTGTTTTAGATAATAGCCAAGATGTATTAGAAAGTTCTTACGAAGAATCCACAGATCAATCTAGCCCTGAATATTATATTCCTAACTACCAAGATACTGCTAAAACCAACAGCGCTTATATGTTTAACGGTGACTGTAGAGATGTACTTATAGTGCAAATTATACCCAAACTTTCAGTACCTGATGTTACCATAGATGATAAAAATGTATTGAAATATTTCTTATTAAAATTTGATTTTGTAATCTATAATTCTGAAGAAATAGTAGACAGTAGTCAAGATGGAAAACTTAAAAAGTTATATTTTTGGGAATTAGATTATGAAGTAATGAGAGAAAAAAATTCTTATTTTTCTACTGCAAATTATGTAAAAGCTGAAAATGTTTCTGATTTATCTAATGATGAAAGAGGAATACTTACAGGAGCTGCTTTAAGCGCCTGTATAAATGAAGCTCTAGATAAGAATGATGGATTTAGTCCTGCATTTGCAAATTTTGAATCTGGATCTACAAAGATATTTTACTCTTCTCCAGGAAACTTTAAGTATATAGATTCTGTAAATTATATTTTAGATAGACATGTAAGTTCTTTAGATAGTAATTTTAGTCCTAGTGTATTACAGCATGATAGATACCCTAAAACATATTCTTTAGTTAGCTATTATAATATTTTTAAAAATGCAGTTAATTTTGAAAGCAATAAAATGCTAGCAGGATTTAGATATATTGAAACATTTAAAATAGCTGGTTATAACCGTACCTCTCAAGATAACTTACCCAGGTTTAACGTTCAATTTGTACCTTCTTTTGCACCTTATTTTCAATCAGAAGGAAATTTAGATGTATATAGCTTTGATACAATTGCAGGGGCTTATTCGCAGTCTAAAATTAATTCTAAACCAGTACATTTTTATGACTATGGTAGTAAAGAGTTTGATATAGATTTTTATAGAAATAGTATAGAAGAATTCTCAAAAGCAGCTTTTAATAACTATGTAAAACCTTTTGGGCCACAGGGTATTAAAACATTTCAAACAGGAATATACAGAGATTCAAACAAAAATATTTCTAATGAATTTTCACCTATAGAATTAGATAAAAATCAGAGACTTGCTTTAGGATTAGGAAAAAATTTATATAATTATGTTTATTTAAATAATTTTGTTACCTTTAAAGTTCAAGGCAGTACTCATAGACAGGCAGGAGATTTTATAGGTATTACTAGAGAGACAGATAAACAGCCAACCGTTTTTGATAAAAGGTTTCTAGGTGTATATCTTATAGTAAGCGTTAAGCATATGTTTCAAGATGCAACGTATACTAATGAATTAGTATGTGTTAAAACCTATTTGCCTCAAGACATGTTTTTAAATAAAGTAATATTATGAATAATGCTCCTCCAGTAACAGATACAAGTGCGAGAGACGATTACTGGGCTTCATTTGATGCAAGACTAAAATCACAAACTGCAAATTTAGCAGCTCCACCTAGTGTTTCAACACCTACTATTTCTAAGAGCAATTCTGTATCTCCTCCTGTTAATAATCCTGTAGGCCCTACAGGTCAAGCACCCACATTTTCAACGGTTCCAGAATTTTCAGCAAAAAAAACCAATACAATAGTTAATAATGAGTTTTCAGCAAAGAAAAAAGAACAGCTAGTTAAAACTTCATTACCCAAATTAGCTGATTTAAATTATACTGAGTCAGTTTCAATGTTAAAGCAAATTTCAAACTATTTAAATTTAATTAATGGTTTAGAAAATGAAGTTCAAATTAGTTTAGATTATTACTCAGCATTGCAAAAAACTGATGTTGTTACAAGCCTTTCTAATTTTTACAGTAATTTAAATTCATCTAAAATGCCTGTTTTAAGAAACGAATTTGTAGATTTTTGGGTTAAAAGATTCAACTGTACGGCTGAACCTTTAAAATCTTTTATTACAGGTAATTTAAAAACTGACAGCAGTTCTTTCTTTACTGAGCTTAGCGACTCTATTGGTATTCTTGTAAATAGCAGAGGTCTTTTAGATGACTCTACAATACCAGTAACAGATATTACTACAGATATATATTCTCCACCAAACGTCATACCTGTTCAATTAAAAAATAAAATATCAAGCACTACCCTTAATGTTTCTTATGCTTTAAGCAGATATAATACTGAATTAATGAGGCAGAACCTAAAAAGAGTTTATTTTACTTCAAATGATGCAAATCCTTATGCTTACAGTACAGATCCTCATGGTAGCAATTTGGTTTCAGATTTAAACACTTATATTATTATTAATAATAATCTTCAAACTTATTATGATAAAATAAAATCAAGTTATAATAGAATATTTTCTTATATTGAATATATAAGCAATATAAACAACAGTGTAGGATACAATCCTAGAGATATTTCAGGAAGTAATCAACAAATAATTACTGACCTTGTATTTTCTCTAGATGTTGAAAAATTTAAAATAAGTGTTGATTTACTTCAAAGAAAGTTTAAAAGCCTTCTTTCTTATAAAACTATTCAAAACACTCTTAGTAATAACACTACAATAAATACTTAATATGGCAACACCAGCAGACGAATCACCTAGTTACTTAGCCTACTTAAATGACCAATATAGGCTTGTAAATTTTACAAATGGTAGAGTTGGTGAAATAACAATACAAAACCCGGATGGTTTTGAGCCAAAATATTCAAGCATACCATCTGTTAACGACTCTAGATTTAATAATTTAAACGAAATAGTTTTCAAGGGTAACGAAGGCTTAAACCCATTTAACAATTTTAATCAAAAAAATCTCATAAGTTCATTAGGTTGTGTATTTTTGGGCGGTCAAAATATAGGAAATGTAATAGGCAATTTTGCTAATGGGTTTGCAAACCAGGCTCAAAATTTATTATCCTCAGCGCTACCTTCATTTCTTCCACCTGTTCTACCTACATTAGGCAGTATTTTTAATATTGGTATTTTTAACTCTGGTTTAAAAAGACAAGCAATATTACCTAAGTCAGGTGGATTTTTATCTGCTTTTGGTCCATTAGGCGGTATCGCTGGTGTATTAACTAATATAGTACAAAGTTATGTAAGCCAGATTACAAGCCCTGTAACATCTTTCTTAAAAGAAATTAATAAGTGTATAAGAAACGATTAATCTTTTATTTGCTCTGCTTCAGCATCTATAACTTTTGCATTATCTATTAAAGCTTTAAAAATTTGCTCTCTTGTAGCAAGAAGCTTAACATTATTTTCTTCTTGCTGCATTTCTTTCTTAGCTTCAATATCCATTTTTTTAACCCTGACAACTGTTTCAGACTTTTTATCAACAACAACAATTTTGTTTAAAGTATCAATAGCCGTGCTTGTTGCAGCAACTAAACTTGCAAATGCATCTACGTCTTTTGCTTCAGGAGAAGATAATATATAATCCTTTACGTTTTTTAACATTTCAATACTTTCATCAACAAGCTTACCACCCTTTTCAACAACAAATTTTTCTAATTCTTCTTTTTTTAATGGGTTCTGTTCTTTTTCTATTTCTTTTGCTTTAGTCTGAGCATCATTTAGCTGGCTAAGTAGGTCACCCACCATCTCATTTAACTCTTCACTCATAAATTTATTTAATATAGATTGATTTTTATCAAACATATAGCATAATATTATTATGAGTAGTAATGACGTATTTGATCCTAATTTAGCTTATTTACCGGTACTTAAATTTGAAAAAACGCATCCTGATGCCAAGCTTCCTACAAAAAATCACTCTTCTGATACAGGCTATGATGTATATTCAATTGAAAATAAGACTGTACCTGCAAAAAGTAGTGCAGTAGTAGGAGTTGGTTTAAAATTTGCAGACATACCCGAAGGTTATTGGATTAGAGTTGAAAGCCGTAGCGGTCTAGGGTTTAAGCATGGCATTATGGCACATCCAGGTATTATTGACAACGGATATAGAGGAGATGCAGGTATTAAGCTGTACAATCTCACTGATTGTGATTATGAAATTAAATCAGGTGATCGAATTGCACAGTTTGTAGTTTATATGAATATTAGCATGGGAGTTGAGTTTGGTAAGGTTCAAGAAACTCAAAGAGGTGAAAAAGGGTTCGGTTCTTCAGGTAAATGACAATTAATAATTTTAATAGTCTTTGGTGCGAGAAGTATAGGCCTAAGAAGCTTGAGGACTATATTGTTTCACCTAACAATTTAGACTTAATTCATTCGTTTGACAAAAACAAACAAATACCAAATTTATTATTTGTTGGTACACCAGGTATAGGTAAAACAACTCTTGCTAAAATTATAACTAATCATATTTTAAATTGTCAGTATCTTTATATAAATGCTAGTGATGAAAACGGTATTGATACTATAAGAACTAAAGTAACTAGTTTTGCACAGACAATGAGCATAGACGGTAATTTAAAGGTTATTATTCTTGATGAATGTGACGGTCTAACCATGGACAGCCAAAGAGCATTGAGAAATATAATGGAAGAGTTAGCTAATATAACTAGGTTTATTTTAACTGCTAACTACAAATACAAAATAATACCCGCGCTTCAAAGTAGGTGTCAGAGTATTGATCTTACTCCTCCTATTGATTTAATTGTTAAGAGATGTGCATTAATTTTAAAGAATGAAAATATTAAAATTGAAAATGGACAAAAATCAAAATTAGTTGAATTGGTTAAAAAACATTACCCTGATGTGAGGCTATGTATTAATGAGCTCCAGAAATTTTCAGTCTCGGGTGAGCTTAAAATACTTGAATTTAGTTCAAATAACTTCTTAGGATTACTTTATAAAGAGATAAAAAGCAAAAATATTAATTCACTTCGTAAAACATTAATTGAAAATGAGCAAATTTTTAATTCTGATTATGTTTCTCTATTAAAAAACCTCTTTAATTATGTAGATGAAAATGAAAAAGATTTAGACTGTAAAAAGAAATCATTAATTATTATTGCAGAACACTTATATAGATCTGCTTTTGTAGTAGATCAAGAAATTAACTTTTTTGCTTGTCTAATCTTACTAGCTGATAATCAGCTCTTAGGCAAATATTGTGCTGTATAACTTGCAGGGTCTTTATGATCTACTGCAGGTGAAGCTGGTATTTTGACATTTACATCTTTTAGCTCTCTATCACCTTTAGATAATTTACCACCTACATCAGAATTATAGTTTTGTGAAAAAGGAGCCATTGGGTCTTTTTCTCTACCTTTAAGATAGTCTTTAGATGTTTTTGGGTCTATATTAACTTTATTATCATATTTAAACTTGTCAGGGATAGGAGGTAAATTGACACCATCACCTTGATGTACTAGAAGATTAGCAGGTACTACCACAGTTTTGTTTATATCGTATCTACCAGGAGCAATTTCAGGTACTATTTCAATGGAAAAACTAAAACCAAAATCATCAGGATTACCTGCACCCATTACAGCAGGCATATGAGACTTAACATTTCTGACTCTTAGATTAACACCTGAATTTATAAGCTCTTCAACCATAGCTTTAACAGATTCAGGTTGGTCTTTAAAGAAATCATTCTTTAATACATTATCAACAAATTTAACTCTATCGCTTGTTAGAAACCCGCCTCTCATAAATCTTGATAGAGTGGCTTCATATAGCTTTGTAAATTTCTTTTCCATTTAAATTATTTATTTTACCGAGCACGTTATTCCTTCTTATTTTTTAATATAAATATAAATATGGCAAACATTAGAATTGATAGTTTAGCCCAGAAACCAGTAACAAATACAGGCTTTACCTATTCTGATATTAAGCTAGATTTGACGTTTAATTATCAAAACACTAATGAGCTGTTAAAATCCAAGGTTATTAAGGATTCAGTAAACAGCTTAGATTATGATGCTATTAAAAATAGTATAGTCAGCTTGTTTACTACTATACCAGGCCAGAAAGTATTGAACCCATTTTTTGGCTTAAATTTAGCAAGATACTTATTTGAACCTGTAAACGAAGATGTTGCCAATACTATATTACAAGATGTTTCTAGAGGCATAGCAACATATGAACCAAGAATACGTGTAAGGAATATAAATGTTGGTTTTAGTATAGACAGACAAGAGTATGTTATAAATCTAACCATCTCTGTTCCAAGTATAAACAATACCGCTTTTAATCTTGTAGGAACATTGAGTAACTCAGGTTTCTTTTTAAATAATTAAATATGGCCACTTCAAACGAATCATTTCAGTTAAGCGTAGACAATTATGCAGCGTTTGATGCTTTGTCTCTTAAAAGCCTTATTATAAAAAGATTAAATGAAAGCGACGTTTTTACTGATCAAAATTTTGAAGGTAGTAACATCTCTGCAATTATTGATATTATTGCTTATGCATACAACGTACTTTTATTTTATCTCAATCAAACTGCTTCTGAAAGTACATTTAGCTCAGCTACTATATATGAAAATATTAACAAAATAGTAAAGCTTTTAAATTACTCGCCTGTCGGGTTTCAAACTGCATTGCTTCCTTTTAAGGCTTATGCAAACTTTCAAATCGAACCTGGAACCTACACAGTACCGCGTTATTCGTTTTTTACAGTAAACGGGGTTAATTACAGCTTTAATAATGATCTTACTTTTACAAAAACTATATCTGGAACTGAATATTTGCAAAATTTTAGTGAGTCAAATTTATTATACCAAGGTACTTATACTGAGTATCCAAAATATTTTGCAACCGGAGAGCCTTTTGAATTAATTACAATGGTTCTGGTAGATACACAAAATCAAAATATTATTTTAGATCACTTTAATATTGACGTTTATGTTAAAGACAACACTGCAGTAAACCCTAGATGGGATAAATGGGAACCGACACAATCACTATTCTTAGAAAGACCTAATTCCTTATCTTATGAGATACGTTTAAATGAAGACGGTAGATATGAAATAAAGTTTGGAAACAATGTAAACGGTAAGCAGTTAAATTCTGGAGATGAAGTTCTTATATATTATCTTGCCTCTGATGGTCAGAGCGGGCAAATTGGTGAAAACACTCTAAATGGTAATACTTGCTTTTTATATAGTACTGTTAATTTCTTGCAAGTAAAAACCGACACTACACCAGTAAATCTTGAACTTTTAAATCAGAATCAACTTAATTTATTAAGCTTTGAAAACCCTGAACCTAGCACAAAATTTATAAATGCTGAATCAGTAGATAATATAAAAAATAATGCTACTAATACTTTTAGAAGTCAATTTAGATTGATTACAACAGAAGACTTTAGAAATTATATCTTAAAAAATTATAGTAATGTATTAGCTTCTGTACAAGTAGTTAACAACTGGGATTACCTTTCCCAACACATGAAGTACTATTTTGATCTAGGAATACAAAAACCTAATTTAGAGAGCAGAGTTTTATTCAACCAGGTAAAATTTGCTGATTCATGTAATTTTAATAATATATACGTGTATGCAACTCCAAAATTAGAAAAACTAAACTCTCTAAATACTAGATCTAACTATTTAAATTCTGCTCAAAAAGCTATTATAATTAACGATACTAACTCTACAAAACTAGCTACAGCTGAAATTGTCTTTAATGACCCTGTTTATATACAATTTGATCTAGGGTTTAGAATTAATCTTGATCCAATTACTCCTGAAATATCTAATTTTTGCTTCTTAGAAATTACCAGAGAATTAACCTCTAAGAGAAACCCTGAAGCTATTAGAAAACAAGTTGCAGAAATATTTCAAAATTACTTCTCTACAACAAACGACAATTTAGGTAAATTAATTTCTCTTACTGAAATATCTAACCAAATTAATGAAATTGACGGTGTTACAGATATTAAAACTGTTTATATTAACAACAATGAAACATACTCTACCCAGGGTATAAGCTTTATTGCTTTTAATCCTGTCTATCCAACCGCAGATATACAATTGATAGCTCAAGACACACAGCTACCATTCTTCAAGTTTCCGTACCTAAATAATTTAAGCAATTTCATAGATAGGGTAAGAGTTGTAACACCTTCATTACAGCAGCTAACTGAAAGAGAATTCTAATGCCATGCCCACCCCTCTCTTTAATTACATTTACATTGATGTAAAAGACTACACAAACAGACCTTCGCTTTCTACTTATACCTTAGATATAACCCCTCTCTATTTTTATCCTGATTTATCTACCTCTACAGTACTTTCTGGTGGTGCATACTTAGCAAATAAAAATGTTAAGTGGGATTTTGGAGACGGTACACAATCCTATAGCATTACCGCTGAACATAGGTATAAATGGCCAGGTAAGTATAATGTTAATTTAACTGTTTATGATAGTAAAGGAAATTCATATGAAAATATTTTTGTACCCAGGATAGATGTGTATAATGTAGTAGAAGATGATATTAATTTTAGAGATTACGGAAAATTTATTTATGATGTTCCTGCAAGTAAAATTATAGACCCTCTTGTAGTACAAAGAACAAACAGTTTTCAAACATATGAAGCATTATCAGGTGGTAGCTATACAGTATTCTTATACGCTTCTGGTGCACTAGGTAGTTATATTGATTTGAACTCTTATTATAGTGACAAATATAGTCATTTAAGAAGTTTGTCAAGATTTTACGAAAAACAAATTATAGGCAACACTGAATCATTTACAATCGTTGATGCTGTAAGCACAATTGACACCAAAGTATTTGTTAGAATAGAAAATAATAGGCTTCAGCTATGCAAAGAGTCTGATCAAGGCTCTGTATTTGCAGGCACGACTGGTTATGCAGAAATTTATTATGTTGATGATAGAACTAAAAATTTCACTACAAGAGAAGCGCCAATTTTTGTTTTTGCATCTACTGATAGTTCAAAGTTTTATGATCAATATGTATACTTAAACAAAATTTATGAAAATGTAGAGCCACCACCTTACAGCTTTCAAACCAATAAAGTTGCAGTACAGCCTATTATTAAAATACGACATAACCCTGCAAGTGAGCTATCAATTACAACAACAGGTATTGATGGTGAGGGCACTCTTAGCTCAACTAAATTTGATATTCCTAAAATAAGCTGGCAGTTTACAGAAATTCCTTTTGTTATAAAAATGAAGGATAATGAAAATTATACCACCAGAACTTATCCAGAACTGTACTGCGGTAAAATAGACAATATTAACCCCTCTATATCTACATTTAATTTAAGCCTAGACTTGGTAGGACCAAGCGGTAGGATAAGTGATGTTTACTTTAACAATGATTTTAGTAATAGTATTCCTAGATCAATAGGTTCATTCTATAAAGGATATTTTGTACCTAAAACTTCATCTTTAAATTGTAAGCTAACAGCTGGTATGTTTATTATTGATCCTGTAAACTTTCCTAAGGATAGTTTGTTAGGGTGGATATGTGAACCAGACTACAAATTTTTAAAACGTATTTTTAGAACCGCTCTTTATGATACTTGTTTTGGATCAGTAACTTTCAATCTCTCTGGTAAGACAGGAGATTTTAGAACACCTAACAGTCCTAATTCATATTGCGTTTCAGTTGCACCTTCAGGAGCAGGGTTTGGTAACGACTACCAATCATGGGTAGGTGATGGGTTTGTAGATAGAATTTATAAAATAGATGTCTACGGTGAAGTTTTATCATCATACAACTTATCTGCATATCCAGTATCAGGTACTACATGGTCAGGACTTGTAGATTTAAGGTCACAGGAAATTTCAAGTGCTGCACCTAATAGTATTTGCTTAGATGGTAATAGTGATATATGGGTTTCACTATTTGATTCTGTATCAGCAATTAAATTGCAAGGGACAACCGGTATATGTTTAAGATCAGCATATCCTGATGCAATTAATATTGCTTATATTTTAAGTTCTACCTATACCTTACCTGAGTTGAGTGGATTCTCTGGTGAAAATTCTTTATTACCTGCTTCTATTGATACTGATCAACAGAATAATTTGTGGGTAGCCTATACACACCCAGTGAGCAATTTTCTAGTAAAATATGATACCTATGGTACTATTCTAACTGCTGTTCCTTTACCAAGTTTAATTTCCCCAGTTGAACTTGTTGCAGATAGAGATGAATTTGTCTGGTTAACAGCCTTAAACAATTTAGTTAATCCTGTCAACATAAACGACAGAAATGATTTCTTGTACAAGTTCAACACATTTGGTAATATAGTTTCAGGATTTCCTCTTTCAGGGTTTAAATTAATTGGAAATATTACTGTTGATGGTAAACAAAACGCTTATGTAGCTCATTCACAAGAAACAATTACTAGAATTAAAAACGACACCGGTGAAAGAGTAGATTTTATAGCAGGGGCGGGTAACAACGATACAAATTATATTTGTAGTATAGGTGGTATAGCTAGTGATACTGGGGAATATATTTGGGCTATTAATAATTTTGATAATAGATTATACTTTTTTGATGTTATAAACATGAATGTACCAGTATTAACAGCATCAACGTACATAGATCTTCTTTTTCCCTTAGATACAGACCCTACAAATCCTGTTTCAGGATTCTCTGAAAGAATCTTTCAAGCTTATGGAGATTGGAATGGATCAAGATGGATTAACAAATACATGGTTCCATATACAGTAACTAGATATGTATCTGGTGAATCAGCATTATTCAATATTTTTGAAAACACGGGTGTATATAATATACAAAAAATAAATGAAGATTTTGATGCTAATTCTTTCTATAATAATTTAAGATATCAAGAAATATTAATAGATAGAAAAGCTTTTTTTGACGATTTTCTAGGCAATATAGTAGGCAAGAAGAATGCATTACCAGATTCACTAGGAAAAGTTGTATATGAAAAAATTTCTAATTTTACTAGTAATGTTGCAGATGTATTTACTTGCAATCTAGATCAGTTATTATCTTTTTGCTATGAATTAGGAGTACAGTTTGAGCAATATAATTACCCATTTCCACCAAAACTACAAAGGCTTGTTAATATGCTCAGTATCAAACACAAAAAACTATTTGGAGAACTTAACAAGTTTAATTTAGATTTTAATAAAAAATTTACAATTAATCCTAAAATAGGTAAAAATTTAGGTACAGAACTATCTATTGTTTCTTCTATTATAACCCCAGGGGTACCAATTATTGCCAAAGAATTGTTCTCAGATACTTACAAATTAGTAAATTTCAATAATGTTTCACCTACAGATGTAAATGCTACTTATGGATTAACAGCCACTAAACCTTTAAGTACATTTGAATATAACTGGAAATGGGGATTAGTAGCACCAAGAAGCATATCAGGAATAGAAATTGCAAATTACTATAAATTTTATACATTTATATCCAATACAAACGAGTTTTTAGAAATTTATAATAGTATAATCGATTTTAATAATCCTCAAAATCTTTTAAATTATTATGTCTCTTCTTATTCTGATTGGTCTAATAACAACGGTATAATGCAAAATGTTCTTAGTTATTCTCTAACTGATGGCTTAGATTTATTTGTTGACCCTACAACTTTACCTACACCTACCCCGACTCCCATACCTTGTGGAGAAGTAATTTCTATTGACGGTCAATCATTTGTCCCTAACTGCTTTAATGGTACATATACAGTTTTAAGCTCTGTTTCTTCTTTCAGATTCTATGTAAGCAGCAGTGAATTTGTTGATATATTACATGCTTATGATATAAATAGTTTTCAAAATTGTTATTTGTCTGGATATAATTTTAATAACATGTTACCTTACGGGGACGACTTTACATATATTTCAGATAACTTAATATTATCATCTGTTAATTCTTATTACTCACTTTTCTATGCAGGAACAGGTTCTTCTATAATAGAGTATCAAACCCTACAATTTGCACCTACACCTACTCCTACGCCTACCCCTACTATTACCCCTACGCCTACTATTTCACCAACACCTACCATAACACCTACTCCTACACAAACTATCACACCCACTCCTTCTCCTACACCTACTGCAACTCCTCAACCTACTGCAACACCTCAACCCACACCAACTTCTACACCAACAGTAACCCCAACTATAACACCTACTCCAACTATTACACCTACACCCACTATAACTCCTACTCCAACCCCTACCATTACACCTACGCCAACTATTACTCCTACCCCAGGTCCTACCTCTACCCCTACAGTGACTCCCACGAGAACACCCACACCTACACCCACACATACTCCAACTAGAACACCTACCCCCACTCCCACACCTTTATTACCTCTTTATTATGATTCTGGTGATAACTATTCAACAACATGGACAACTGGTTCAAATGGTGGAGTAGGCTTCCAACCTTGGGTATTATATACAAGCGTTGGTGCAGGACAAGCAGGCTTCTTTATAGCTAATCCAACTTTAGTAGGTTATACAGGACTAGGTACTAAAGCATGGGGTATAAGTGCTTTCCCTTCTGGCACTCCTGGTAACTTTGCTGATGCTGAAAGACCGCTATTATTAACACCGCTAGGTACTGGTTGCGCTTTATCCGGTCAAGTTGGTGTATGGTTTGGTAATGGAAGCAAAGGATTAACTGTTTATGCTAATAATGCGTTTGGTCCTGAAGATGCAATCCTTAACTTTAATGTAACTGGCAGTACAAGCTACTTTATACAAAATAGTGCTACAGGTTTTTCTTATTCTCCAAATTCAGTATTTGATTTCTTAGTCTACCAAGGTTCAAACTTTGTAGAATTGTATATAACCAGAGGAGGAACAACATTTAGCAAACGCGTCTCAGGATCTTCAAACGGTGGAGTAGGTGTTACTGGTATAAAATTCTATTGTAATAATACTGACAGTGATATTCCAGAAAATGCACTTTATATAAACAATTTAGCTTATACTACACAACCACTTCCACCAACACCCACACCTACTAGCACTCCAACTATTACACCTACACCTACTAGAACCCCTACACCCACACCAACAATATCTCCAACACCCACCAGCACTCCTACAATTACACCCACTCCAACCATTACCCCAACACCGACTATTTCACCAACACCAACTATAACACCTACACCAACTATAACACCTACACCAACACCATTTGGCGATGTAGCTAGTAATTATACTCTTGCTACTTGGATTAACGGGTCAAATGGCGGAACAGGTTTTGGTACATGGAATCTTTTTGGTGAAAGCATATCAGACCCTGAAGCTGGTAAAAATATAACCACCACACCAGTAGTATTTGGTAATATAGGATCTACAGTTTTTGCCATGTCAGGCGAAACTACTAGCTATATGAACGGCATTAGAAATCTAGGCTCAGTTTTAAATGTTAATAGCGTATTTTCATGTGAAATGGCTGTAAACTTCCGTAACGGCAATAAAGGTGTTGATCTACGCAACACACCTGGTGATACTATAGCCAACATTAATATTGGGGGAAATACTTTTACACTCTCTGCTGTTGGTATTCCATCTAGTATTGATTTAGGGTTAGCACCGTATAATTGGCAATATTATGCAAATTGTGTTATTGGTGTAAGTGCACAAAGAACCAATATTTCTAATACCTTTGCGTTATCAGTAGTACAATACTCAGGTGGCTCAATTGTCAATACACCATATATAGGTATATTAAATCTACAAAGTAATTTAGCAGGATTTAAATTCTACTGTGGTGGTACTGATTTAAACCCAGGGTATGATCAAAGAAACAATGATTTATATTTTAATAGACTCTTTGTTACTTCTAGACCTCAACTATATTAAAACTTTGTAATATATTAATTTAAATTAAATACTTTAATGGCTAATATTACCAGGTTTATAGATGAAAAGCTTCCTAATTCTATAACATCTACAAATACTGATTTATTAGATAAAAATCACCCTTTTTCTTTTGTTAGATGGATAGAATACAATAAAATCTTATTTACGGACATATCCGATTTATTAACTAGGTATAAAATATATGTACAAAACTGGTATAAACAAAAAGAGGAAGTACCTGTAGCTGATTATATAGAAGTTAGAGATCTCTATATCAATCTCTTAAATGAAATTATAATAAATTACTCTACTGCTGATGAGAGAAGGTTTTTAAAGAATATAGATACAAGTGATAAAAGAGATTTAGCAGTAGCAGTACCTTTCTTTTCTGAAAAGATTAAAGATATTTGCTTATATTATTCCACTTTAAGAGATAAACTACCTAACACAGTTGTTGAGTATAATTTAAAAGGAAGTAATTTTGGACTACAGAGTTTAATTTATAATGAAATTTCAAAAGCGTTGGAAGCACAAGATCTAACAGATTTAATTAAATCACTCAACCTGTCAGTTTCTGCTGTTAGAAACAACACTACCATTGAAATAGAAGAGTTTTATGATGAAACCAGAAACTATCTAGACCTTGGAACTCTACCTCCCTCGGCTTATGGTGTTGATACCGGAACACGTAAAGAGTTTTACAATATTAATACTTACGATATACAGCCTGACCTGTTTATAGATTTTGATAGAGAAATTATAGATGCAATTAAAGCATACCCGTTTTACCTTATAGAATTAGGAGATAATAATTTTAGTGTAAATGTAACTACTACAAGCAATGATTTACAATTTTTAAAAGACAAAGATTTTCAAAACTTAATTAACAATAATGATAGAAACAATCTTTCATTAAACTTACAATCTGAACTTACTCAAAAATATATGGGTACAGATTTTTACTACATCTCTACTGGTAGTACAGGCAATGAATATGTTTCAGGTCTTTTATTTGAAGCAGATAGTCCTTTTGCAAACTATTTAAATAAAAACACCCCTACTGTAGCTGCCATAGTAAATGAACAAAATACTAAATCTCCTGAGCAAATAGGATTATTCTTTAAACCAGATAAGATAGGCCTTTTAACATTTGCAAATTTTAGCTTTACGTACTCTCTCAGTACAGAAAATTTATCTAGCAATTCTCTTTATATTTTTCCTGATCCTAATTTATATGGTAAGGTATCAGGTGGTACAAGACAAGAGCAACCTTCTCCACTAACTTTTACTTCTGATAATAATGCAGTAAAATATGATTTAGCTGATGGATATAAATTTGGTGAAGTTGTTTCTGATCCATTATTACCAACATATAGAGGGTATCAAAGCAGAGAACAAACATTACTCTATTCTAATCAAGGGGTTTCAAGATATATAGATCCTCAAGACTTTTTTACAGGCATTAAGAAAAACTTATGGGCTAACCCAGATGTTTACCCTCTTATTCCAGAAATAGAATTTCCATTAGATAAAAGAATACAAACTCTTTTACCTCTTAATAATAAGACGTTAGTTCAACACAAAAGTGATATTTACGGAAATGATTATGGGTTATATAAGATTATTGCCCCTCCAGTAGACACTATTAAATCTGTAGATGCATTAGAGGAAGCTATAAGACTCTCCTACTACAATTGCTTGATAGTGGATGGTTATAAGTTTTTTGACCCTGTTTACGGTTATAATTTTGATTTTGTGAATAATGTACCTGGAGAAGGGTATACATATACAGGTGTAATCTTGAGAACATCTACTGCAGTACCTCCTGGCACAGGCTACTATCTTTTTGGATCTAATCTTTGGACACCCTCACCATTAAGTGCTTCTCTCTACAATAATGGAGTACCTAGCTTCTTAACTCCTATTCCTACTGTCATAGCCTCTTACGGTATGAGCGTTGAATCATTTTGTAAAGACTATCTTAAATCAAGTTTTGTATGTAATATAAGAGATGGATTTACTTTTGTATCTTCTGCATCTAGCTTATTGCCAGATTTTCCCTCAGATAATATTGAATTTAATTCTAATATTCAGGTTTATTATGATATTTTAGCTGATGCAGGTTTAAACCCTCAGGGCCCTAGTTATAGAGCTAACAATGCATTTGAAGGTACATTTATCTTTCCACCACCTTTAAGTACTACTGTTTATGATTGTAGTTATTTTGTCGTAAGTAGTTTTTCTGAAGTTGATGAGCCTTGTGATGATAGTTTTGTTAATAAGTCAAGTCTATTCTTAAGCAATTATTATGATAACAGAATTTTTAACTTTAGTATGACAGAACCTGATTTAACACCCTATCCAAACGTACCTAAAAAGACTATCTACCAAGTACGTAATAGTGGGTATGGTGATTTTTATTTCAGAAATTCAAATTCTTCTATTGTTGCACCAGTATCCTCTGCGCTTTCTGCTACTTTTATAAAATATAATAACACGGTTAAGAATGAAATCTTTACCAAGCTAATAAACTTTGATATGTATTATGATACCGTTCTATATGAAACTGAAAACTTTGTAATATTTGACAGATTTAGCTTTAATTATGATACTAATACTATTGAACCTTCTCCTTTTAATGACCTGTATGTAGAAAGGGGAGGTAATAAACAGTTTGAAAAACTATCTACAGTTTGGTTTAATGAGAAAAATAATGAATTAATTTTTGCTAAAACAACCCTTTACTACTTGAACAGCACCACTAACTTTAAGATTGTATATCCAACAGTATACTCCTTTGATTTAAGTAAAAGCACATTAAAGAAAATCTACCCAACCAACGCTCTTAGCTTAGAGGAACTAATGTCATTTAGCTTATCTGGAACAAATCTTAATATTGATTTTACCCATATTGATAAGCCTATTATTACCTATAGTAGTGATACTAATCTTTACACTCTAACCTATGTGGCTAGAGATACTTCTGACTTATTCTATATCTTTATTACTACCTTCAAATATTTAAATGGGGTATTAAGTAACATAAGAAATATTATGTATAAACCGGATATAGATATTATTCATAATAATTTTAGTAACCCAGAAGGTTTCTTTAACTATAACACCTATAACATAGCTGGTAGTAGTGCAGGAACAGTAGCGGAGGGCGAGTTTATCTTCGCAATTTAATTATGGCATTTGTATTAGCAGCAACAAACACCTTTTCAACCGGGTTAACCTCAGTATCAGCTTTCTTTTTACCTACAGGTCATGGGACAGGTAACCATATAAATTTTCTCTCAGGTACAGAATATTTTACAACAGGCAATCAATATACTGTTGGTAACTCATTGTATATAGAAGATACTTCTCCCAAGATTAACGATGTTTTAAATATTTACTATGGTCTTTTTTCTCGTGGTAGTGATTCCTTAGCACAGACTATTAATTTTGGTCTTTTCCCTCAACTTTCAGGCATAGGAGCAGAAGGTGTACAAAATGTACAGATAGTAGATTTGAGAAGCAATCCCCGATTTAGAAATTACACTGGATGGGGTGGCGGGGGACTTAAAACCTTATTAATCGACAACCTGCAAAACATACAAGGTATTGATACAAGACAAAGTCAAGTAAGAGAAATTAATTTATCAGGAACAGTTGCAGGCAGTATTAATGTAAGTGATTCACAATTATCTGCTTTTTCTATGTCAGGGTTTATTACAAATATGTATGCTGGTATGAATTTGTGGAATGCCAGGTATGTTGATTTTAAAGACTGTTCAGTTTCCTTTTTAACAGGAGTAAACGTTTTAAGTTTTAATAGATGGAACAATTTTTCAGGTATTACTAATAGACGGTTAACATCTGTTAACCTAACAGGCCCTCTAAGCTCAATTACAAGATTAAGTGTAGCTCAAAACCAACTTACATCTGTTGAAATACCTTTTCTACCAACTCTTAAAGACTTATATCTAGGAGATGTTGGCTTAAGAATAGAAGGATGCCCACCAACAGCTCAAAACACTCTACCAGCTAATAAAATTATTTTTAATTCACTTACAGGGGTAGAAACTCTTGAATTAGCAGGTATTGGACCTATGAGCGGTATAAACTGTATCACTGGTATTAGCCAGCTTTCAAGTTTAAAAACTCTAGACATCAGTCGTAATTATGAAACAATTGGTGGGGTAAGTTTTAGGGATTTAGATTTATTTGAAATACCAAGTAGACAACTTTATTACTTGATAGCTACTGACAACTATAACTTAACTGCAATTAATTTTGGTTCACATACCTTTGATATTACTAATTCATATATATCGCTTAACAATAATTTCAATCTCCCGTCCCTAAATTTATCACCTCTTACAGGTGTACATTCAATAGATATAACAGGATGTTCGCTTTTAAACGAAAGTAACATAACATGGCCTTCACCTATCAATAAGGTTACTTCTCTTTATTGCACTAACACAGATATAAGAAATTTAGATACAACACTCATACCTTTAAATTTAATAATTTTCTCTTATACAGGCTCCGGTTTACTTTCATCTCTCAATCTTGATCAATGCTCAAGAATGCTTTTCTTTACTCTAATAAATTCAGGTGTAGAAACACTAAGTCTCTCTAGCTTATCAGCAGCCCAAGATTTTACATTAGACAATAATGATAAACTATTAAACTTAGATTTTTTAAAAAATATAGGTCTTACTAAACTTAGACTTACAAACCATAACGCCCTCTCCGCTCTAACTAATACCAGTTCATTAACATCTTTACAAGAATTAATTATCACAGGCAATGGAAAGATAGGCACTATTGATTTAAAGGGATTAAGTGCTCTAAAAACACTAACAATTACTACAAATACACTTCTCTCTTCACTAGATACTGATTTTAGATTTCCTAACCTAACTGGCATTAACTGGCAAGCAGATAATCCTAGCCTTTCAACAATTGAAATTAAAAACTCTCCACTTTTTAGAGAAGTAGATATAAGAACAAATGCCCACTATTTAAATTTTGATAACAACCCTCAATTACGCAATTTATATATAAATCAAACTTCTCTTTCAAGGTTAAGCTCTTTCAATATAATTAATGCACCTTCTTTACTTGGTATAAGAATTAATCCTGGTATTACACTTGCTTTTAATACTGAAACATTTGACTCGCTTTCATTGACAAGCACAAACCTAGTAAGAAGTGTACGTACCAACTCTACTGCTCTTACTAGCTTAAAATTTTTAAACGAAACACCAGCCATACAAGAACTTTCTGTAACTAATGATTCTTTTATAAACAGAAATATAGTAAGTAATATTTCAGAAACTACTAAACCCGCATTAACAAGTATATTATTTTCTACAGCACCAAACATAGCTAATATTGATAATATTAATTTTGCTAACCTAACTAATTTAAAATCAGTAACATTTTCAAACTGTGGCTTATCCTCAATAAATCATATTTTACAAAATTTACAGAATAAGGATCAAATCACTGAATTAGTTTTTAGCAGTAATAATATAGGTCAAAACCAAGGCTTAAATCTCTCAGTTAATGGCTATCTTTTATCTTCTTATAGTAGATTACAAACATTAAATTTTCAAAGCAATAGAGGCAGTTATGTTGATTGGGATTCAGTAATTTATGGGTTATGTGCTAATTCTGACTTTGGAAGATTTGGAAGCTGTACAATTAATACTGCAGGTGGAACTCAAAGAAATACAACTCGATCAAGAGCAACTAATGCAGAATATTTTACTCTAACCGGTAGATTTGCACAATACGGCAATGGATTAAATGCAGGTTCAGGTAATATTACCCCTTCTGTAAGAGCTAGACCTACATTAAACAGCTCTTCACCCCTTTCAATACAATACACACAAACAGGGGCAGTAATACCAGATGCAAGGTATTTAAATAAGCCAGTAACAACCTACACTAGAGTCGTAAGTGGACCCGGTGTACTTGTTTCTCCAACAATAGTACAAGCAACTTCTTCTAACGGTACTATTACAGTACTTTTAAGTACTATTAATGATAATATTGACCTAACACAAAATAATGGATTTTTTACAGGCTATTATGCTTCTGTTTCATCTTACGTTCACATACCTCTCACCAAATTAGATATATCTAACAGTATTTCCTTTACCGGTCTTAACAGAGTATACTCCGGCGGAGTAGTACCTGCATCTTCTTTTGCTGTCGGTTATCCTTCACTCACGATAAACAACTATTATTTTTATGAAAATGATCTTACAACACCTGTTTCACCAATCAACGCAGGCTTTTATACAGTAAGCGCAGTAATAGTGGATGATTTATATGAAGGTTCAGCTACCGCCCAACTTTCAGTATTAGACCCTACTAATTATTATACCTACCCTGCTTCTGCTACCAGCAGTACAATTTATTTTAATAAGTTCTGTGATACTAATAATGATATTGTGGTTTCTTTTGACTATGCATGCTTTGGTCAAGAATTAACTGGCACAGAAGGCTTCTGTGTTATGTTTGGAGATAATACACAATTCTTTACCCCCATCTCTGGTGGAGGAGCAGGAAGAGCGTTAGGCTATACTTACCTTAACTTACTATCAGTAGATAATGGTTTCTTTTCTTTTATAAGCAACCCTGAGAGATATAAAGGGGTATTAGGAATAGGGTTTGATTTAGCAGGTAATTATGGTGTTTCAGGACTAGGAATAGAAGGATTTTCAGACCGCAAAGAAAATAGTATTTGTATAAGAAGCCAGTATTTAAGTAGCTTTAAACCATACTACCGTTCTGAAAATCTTTCAGTTTCAGGGTTTAAATTATACCAATATAATCCAGATCCTATTATCTACCCTGTTGAATATAAATCAGTAAGAGTAAGAGCTACAAATTTTGGTAAACAAATTATTGTTGACTTAAAGAAAAAAGAAGAAACTGAATATACCAATTATGTTAATGCTACTCTACCAGCTAATTTACCAGAAATTGTAAATGTAGGTTTAAACTTTAGTTCAGGTTCTAATAATCCTACATTCCGTATTAAAAACTTTAATTTAAATTGCTTCCAAAGAGCAGTTACCGCCACTCCTTTTGACTTGTTTAATTGTTATTACCTTGGACCAGGTGTAGTAGGTGGTGGAGGTATTACCTTTACCACAGAATACAGTTATTATTTCTTCCACAGCTGTAGTGTGGTAACCGGATTACCTGCTTCTATGGATTTGTATGTTGATAACGTGTTTATTGGAAATGTACTATATGATTCTTCTTTTATTGGAGCTAAATTTGCCTTATTAAACAAAGATGCCACTGTATATGAAACTATATACGGTAACTTCTTAAGTGGAGCTAATTATCTGTATGGTTAATTTAACTATTGGTACAGCTAATACAAATACCTTTAATATTAATTTAAAGGATTTTTATGATGCTCAGACAGGAATTGATCCTCTAGATAGTAACGTTACATTTACTGTTGCAGGTAATATTGGAAGTAATTCTACTTCAAATTATGCTATTGATACAGGTATATGGCCTGTAGGATGGAATTTAACGCTTATAATCCCTCAAACTCAAGAAAATACTACATTGCCAGTTAGTGGTGTTGTAGCTGGTAAAGGAGGAAGCGGTGGTTACAATGGACCATCTTCTTCTAGGGAGGGTAAAAACGGTGGATCTGCTATTAGACTTTTACATGATTTAACTCTTTATAATTATGGAACGTTAGGTGGTGGTGGAGGGGGCGGAGCAGCTGTATTTCTTGAGCCACAGGGTGGAGCATGTGGCATAAGTCCAATATCTTGGAGTGTGGGTGGTGCTGGCGGTGCAGGTATTAGTGAAGGCCCAGGAATAGCATACAATGCTTTCTATTCAGCTGTTGGTTATACAAATTATACTGGTAATAGCAGCACCTATCTATCTGGTGGTTCTTTATCAGCAAGTCCTTTAATAACTGGATGCGGTGCTGACTTACCACCTGGTTATAGTAATAATGGTTATGGTGGAAATTTAGGAGAAAATGGAGGTGGTGCAACATCACAGAATGCTGGTGGAGCTTTTGGAAGTTACCCAGGAGGAATAAAAGGGTCTGCAGTCTATATGTCAGGCCAAACCTTATATCTTTATAATTACGGTTCAATCTATGGTGGTTATGATTTTACAGCTGGTGGTACAGTTGTACAGTTGTTTCCTATACCAACAGTTACACCTACTCCTACACCTACTCCTACACCTACTCCTACTCCTATTTCACTAGGACTAGCAGGTACAGGGATAAATTATTTTGGTGGCGGGCAAGTAAATGATGTAAGCTTATTTTTACCTGTTACAGGTTTATGGAATAAAATTAGCATAGGCGGTTATCACACATATGCACTTTCTGGTAATACGTGGTATGTTGCAGGTAGCAATATTTACGGTGAAACAGGTCAAGGTATAACCAACTCAACAATACTAACATCTCTTACACCCTGTCTAACAGGAGGCTGGGATAATATTTTTAGTGGACTAGGTAACCATGTTTTCGCATTGTCTTCAAATAAATTCTATGGTTGCGGCTATAATGCTTTCTATCAGTTAGGTTTAGGTAATAATGTTAATATAAATACTTTTACCCTAATTACTGGTAATTGGAGCAAATTTGCACCTGGTCATACCTCTACGTTTGCACTATCAGCAGATTCTTTAATTCCAAATACCTGGTTTTCTGCTGGATTAAATAATTATGGTCAGTTAGGTACAGGTGACAATTTAAGTACAACTTCTTTCAGAAAACTAACAGGTTCTTGGGATGATATTGCACCGGGGCGCGACCACACATTAGCACTATCAGGAAACAAGTTGTTTGCAACCGGTGATAATACATCTGGTCAATGTGGTCAAGGGTCAACCGTACCATTTCAATTTTATTCTTTTAAACAAATACCCGGAAACTGGGAAAAAATAAAAGCCGGTACACAAACAACTTTTGCATTATCTGCAGGCACAAACAGATGGTATGCTTGTGGTAATAACTCTCTCGGTGGACTGGGTTTAGATACCTTGCCATCAATTTTTTCTCTTTTAACACCGCTAACAGCAAATTGGGATAATATTATACCACTGAATACTAATTCAACATTTGCATTTTCTGGTAACAAACTATTTGCAACAGGGCATAATTTTGCTGGTCAATTAGGACTTGGTAATACTATTAGTAATACAACCTCTTTTTTACAGGTTACAGGAAGTTGGGATACTGTTGGTGGGGGAAATGGTTTTGCAGCAGCTTTATTTTTAGACCCTACCCCCACCCCTACACCTACTCCTACACCCACTCCAACTATAACACTTACTCCCACACCCACCATTACTCAAACCCCCTTTCCTACTCAAACCCCCTTTCCTACTCAAACACCTAATCCTACAGTAACTCCTACCCCTACACCCACAATTAGCCCTACTCCTACTATTACCCCTACCCCTGCTCCTACTTCTACTATAACCCCTACACCCACCCCTACTATTGCACCTACTGCTACACCTGTCCCTCCATTATCTGAAGTTCAAATAACCAAAAGACTTCAATTCTTTGAAAACACCGGAATAGATTCTTTGAATTTAACTACTGCTTCTTTTAAAAATAAAATAAAAGTAATTTATGGTAATAGTGCTTCTGGTGATAATTTCTTGTTTTTTGACCCTACTCAAGAAATTTCAAGCAATTTAGCAGCCTTGGTACCTGGAGAAACATACTTGTTTATTTCTAAAGAAGTACCGTACAGCTTTAATATAAATCTTTTTCCTCCTACTCCCACTCCCACTCCTACAATTTCCCCTACCCCTACCATTTCTCCTACGCCTACACCTACACCCTCACCTACTATAACACCTACGCCCACTATTACGCCGTCTCCTACACCTTCACCCACTATTACTCCCACCCCTACTCCTACTGTCACACCTACACCCACTGAAACTCCCACCCCCACGCCTACTATAACACCTACTCCTTCTCCTACGCCTACTATAACACCTACTCCTTCTCCTACACCAACCATTACACCCACACCAACGGCAACACCGTCACCGACACCCACTATTACACCAACACCTACAGTAACACCCACACCAACTGCTACTGCTAACCCTATTAATATTGGCCCTGCAACAAATATAAATTTAAAATCTACATATGATTCTACATTCGGTGTTCCTTCTGGACCAGTTAATGCAACGTTTGTTGCTGTAGGTAATATTGGAAGTTCATCAACAGGTACAGCAGCTTTAGATACAGGAAGCTGGCCTGCTGGATCAAACGTCACTTTAATTGTCAATGCTGGTGTGGGTGTTGCTGGTTGCGGTGGATCACCTATTTCTTCAAGCTGTGGTGGTAATAGTGACAGGAGTCAAGGCGGTGGAGCCGGAGGAAATGCTATTAATTTGAGTTATCCTTTAAGTATTACTAATAACGGTATAATTGGTGGTGGAGGTTTCGGCGGTACATCATTTTGTTGGTGGGTAATGGGGTGTGTACCTCCTGGTAATACTTATGTTAATGGAAGTGGCAGTACAGGAGCAGGCATTAATGGTTTCTGGAATGGTTCTGGCGGTGGCCCTTCAGCACCTTCATATACTTTTGGATGCCATAATAAGACTGCTGGAGCCGGCGGAGCTCTTGGAACAAGTGGTGCAGCTATTAAAACAAACGGTAATAGTTATAGTGTAACAGGCAATTCTTTATTTGGTAGTGTAATACCTTAAATACTAAAAAATGATAACAATTACTAAATTACAGCAGATAGTTAAGTATGATGCACCATACCCTACTAACCTAATTACTTGGCCGCAAAGAAATCTGGTCAGTAAAATTCTTTCTGTAGATGAATCTGGAGAATTTTATAGAGAATTTATACCTGATGCAAACCCTTCATTACAAGAAGGCAATTCACTATCCGCTTTAGAGCCATATGAAACATACATTTTTTATTCTAATACAATTCCTTATACTATTTTCGTTCAAACCCCTACCCCTACACCTACCCCCTCTCCTACACCTACAGTTACATCTACACCCACTATTACCCCTACACCTACAGTAACACCTACACCTGAACCTACTTTAACGCCCACACCCACACCTACAGTAACACCTTCTCCAACACCTACATTTACACCTACTGTTACCCCTACCCCTACTATTACCCCATCTCCTACACCGACCCTTGAACCTGAAGGGGTACCTGTAATATGGTTAAAATCTGATACTGATGTTACCACTAGTAATTCGAATGTATTATCTTGGAAAAACCAAACCAACGTAGGTGATATTTTACCTTTTTATAACGCAAGACCAGCATTGTCTTTAAACAGTCTTTTGAAGTTTCCTGCTATAAGATTTAAAAGAACAGGCAATTCCGGTCAAGGTATAGTGTATGATGGTGCTATTAATTTATTAAATTCCACTATGTTCGTTGTTTGTAAACAAAATTTTGACTATACCAGCACTAATTCTCAAGATGGATTAAATGGTAGAATTATTTCTATGGTACCTTTTGGTGGTGTAGAAGCTTCAAATGGAGGGTTGGCTCTTTACTATGAAAATGGATCTAATAACACTCTTTCAAACTTAGTAATTCAATCTAATAATATTAAAGCAACCTATAACATGACTCAAAAGAACAAATATTCTTGGGCTATCATAGCTTACAGGATTAATACTCAAGGTAAAATAGATTTATACTATAATAAAACGCTTGTAGCTTCTACTACTAACCCAAATATGCAACCACAGAATAGCCAGGGCCAAATATACATTGGAAACAATAGCAACTTATTTAATAACACAAGCTTGCTTGGAGATATTACGGAAATTATAGCTTATAATTCTTATATTCCTGATTATCAGTTTGAATCAGTAACTAATACACTATCTTCTAAGTATTTTCCTATACCTTTAATAAAGACTCAATCTGGTAATTACATTACTACAAACGCAGAAGATAATATAGAAATTTAATAAATATTTTAATGGCTGATGTAAATATTCAGGAATTACCGTTAAAAAGCAATCCTGCAGGTACAGATAACTTACCTATCACTGATGGTTCTACTACATTCAGAACACCTATTGCAAATTTAATTAACAACAATCAAATAAATGCTGATTGGAATTCAACTTCTGGTAAATCTCAAATTTTAAACAAGCCAACACTAGTTGAAGCATCTGATATAAATTCAATTCAAGCTGCTGTTTTTCCTCCTGCTGGATTAGGATTAGATACAACAAAAACTGGATTACCTATTGACTCAGGTTCTTATGATGCATCAACTTTAATTTCAAAGGACAGACAATGTGTTTTAGTTACAGGTGATGGCAGAAGCTCAGGATTAGGAACTTCTTATTTTGGATATCATAACTACAGCAAAGTAATTCCACAAGGAAACTATCAACCATATAAACAATATTTGTTTGATTATTTGTTTAGAGGTTATCAATACTGGGCTGGTATTACCAACGAAAAAAGAGTTTTTGTAGCTGGTTACTGGCCTTATGGAAATGGTGTTGATGCCACGGTACCTAATAACTATGCAACTTACAGTACATACTATTCTATAGGCGCTTCAAATTTAGTTACTTTCGGAGGCGCAGCTCCAGGAACACAAATTGCATCACTGTTTGTCCCTGCTTATAATGGTCAAGGTAATTATGCTGCAGCTTTCATAAAGGGAACTGATAACCGACTTTATGGGTTTGGTTATGATGGTAACGGATGGATGGCCAATAATGGTAATAATAGACCAAGACTAGGCTATCTTGGTCTTGCAGGGGTAAATTATGTTCATGGTAGGGGATTAACTTTATTAGCATTGTTAACAGATGGTACTATTAGAGGAATAGGCTATGGAGCTAGAGGAGAGATGGGAGATGGTACCCCTGGAACCAATAATAATACATGGGTTGTTGTATTAAAACAATCTGACAGTTCAATACTAAACAACGTAAAACAAATTCAAGTTGAAGGAGCATGGCAAGCACAATCTTGTTATGCAGTTACAAATAATGGAGAATTATACTCATGGGGGTACAATGGTTATGGTCAATTAGGTGACAATACAGTAACCAATAGAGCAAAAGCAGTTTTAGTAGTTTCATCTGGAGTGAGTGAAGTAGTTACTGGTGGTAAAAACTACCATTCAGCTTTTTATATTACAAACGATAGAAGGTATCTTTATGCATGTGGTTATAATGGTTATGGTCAATTAGGAAATGGAAATACTACTGCATTAAAAACATTTACCCAAGTTTTAGATGCAAATTCAGTAGGATCAACTATAAAGAAAGTTATTTGTATAGGTGACGGTTCTTATAGTACCACATTTGTTTTGTTTGAAAATGGTAGAATTTATGCAGCAGGCTATATGACAGGTACTGCTGTAAACGTTATAAGTAATGATTCTAAGCTAGGTGCAGGTGTGGGCTGGAGAGAGTCAACCCCAGCTTTTGATTTTAATACAGAAACAGTAATAGATATAGGCTGGACAGGATATTCTAATCAAAATACAGTTTATGCATTATCTAATAAAGGAAATATGTGTGTAATGGGATATAATCATAATTGGAAATTAGGAATTGCATCTGCTAATCAAAATGCATGGGTACCCTACTGGATACAAGTAAGATAAGTAAAATAACCTGTTAAAATATACTTTTTTCTTTAAATAATTAAGATGCAAATTTTTAATTTGACAGAAACCAACTGTACACCGCTTTCTACACATTACAACTTAGATAGTACAGTTTCCTTTAAAAAACATACTCTTTTTACTGAAAACAACATATTTTTTAATTTAGAAAATGTTTTTAAAGATCCAAACGATTTTACCACAAACAATTACTCTAATCTCTACTTAACTAGTAAGAAATTTATTAATGATATTATTCAAATTAATTCTTTAAACTACATAGATGATACAGGGTTTTCTACCTCCCTTGCAGCAAATTCACTATTTGCAATTAACGAAAATTCAAAATATTGGGTATGTGAAGAACCTGAATATTACACAAACATTGCACAAGTAGCTGTTTCAGGTTTGCAAGCAGATTTTGATAACAGATACTATTTTGAATTAGTTTTTATTGATAATTTTACTTGTAAAATTTACCATGAAAACGATGGAGTGAAGAGAGTCTTAACCCTAGATACTACTGCTAATTTGAGTTTCTGTAAAGAAGATACTGATTTAGACTATTTAGGAGAATATAGCCCTCAAATATTTCTTTACATATATGATAGAGCACAGGATTTAATTCTTTTCTTTAAAAATGTAAACGATATTATCTATTATGTAACATTTAATAGTGTAACCAGTGACTTAATACTTTCAGAAGTACTTTCAGGAACTTCTCTTGATTTTACTAACAGAACTGTTTTCAGATGTGAACCAAGAAATGATTCTACTAATTTAACTTATCTTGATGATCCTTATTTAGCCTACCAAAAAATACCTAACAGTTTAGAGGTAGATGAGAGTTTGAGCTTTGAAAACACACAAGCTAATTTTTTGCTTAATACTGAATACCAAAATATTACTAGTGGTGATAAATTAGATGTAAATGTTTTATCTTTAAAAAATACCAATACAGCTGAAAATTATCAATCAAGAGGCAATCCTATTTATTATGATAGCAATGTTGTTAACCGTGATTATAAAAAACTATTCACTGGTTCAAACCAAGAGTTAGGAAATGATAATATTACAGTAGGATATGAAACCTATACGTCAAATGTAATCTTTAAAAAAGATAAGGTAACATATTTTCATGTTCCTCAAAACATTTACCCCTTACACCAACTTAACATTAATGACTCTAAACTAGCAGAGTCAGGTGCCATTGCTGGTGACCATCCTATGAAATCTGATAAAATTTTTAAGAAAAAAGCTGACTATAAATATACAAGTTATTTTGGTAATACTAAGTTGGAAAACATAGGTACATTTCTATGTTCTTGGCTTTCAGGAAATCAAGATATTAATACAAGACCTATATGGATGGACAGATATTACTTTCCTTCCAAGGTTTCTTTTTTAGGTGCATTATCATCAAATGATTTTAATGCTATTGAATACAGGTCTTTTTATGATTGTATTGCAGGTGATTTAACTCCAGATATTCATGTTTACGATAAAAGATCGGATTCTATATTTGAACCTGGAACTTATTATGCTTACCATCATTTAGGAGAAAAATATAGTTCAGATTTTATCAATTATTTAAAAGATAATCTAATTCAAAAAGTATTTTATACTTATAAAACAACACCACCAAATAGTTTTAATATTTCTCAAGACTTTAATAATCCTGAATACATCTTTAATGGTAATAATTACACATTATCTGAAAATTTATCATCTATAGATGATAGCAATCAATTTACCTTAATAGCTGATATATATAATGAAGATTGGCAAAGCCCCTTTGGGTATCAAATTTTAGGTAATTATGTTAATGATGGCTTTGGGGTTTTTAATTGTAATGAAATTACTCCAGAATTGGGTTTTATATATAGTAATGACTCTATTGGTACCAATATTAATTTTGATATTATAAGAAAATTTGAAAACATTTCATTTTCTCCTTCTAACAGTGGTGTTGTAATAAAAACTGAAGGTTTTAGTGATTTTTTTGTTCTAGATCAAACACCTACTGATGCTACCTTTGCTAGATATGATATAAGATCTTCAATCATATACTTTATAACAGATAGCCGGCTTAAAAATTTTTATGACTATGATTATGATTCTGAAAATGTATATGTTCTAGGCAGAGACAGTGCTACCTCAGACGGTAGATTGTTTAAAATATCCATGGTAGATGGTAAAATAGATGAAATATTTGACACAACTACAGCTTATAATTTATATTTCTTACAATTTCCATTAGACTCTATTAAAGATGCAAGAACCATTAACTTTAAACCAAAAAACACTTCTTTTTATTTTACATCAGGTACAAAAGCTGAAAGAGATGATGACATTATATATTTTCAGACATTTAACAACTCAACAAACGCATTTGAAATTAATAAGTGGAACACCAAGTTTAATTCAACAAGCGCTGATAGTTATTTTGTCTTAATAAGCGCTTACAATTCAATCGAAGATTATGACATTGACTTAGATGAAAATGTTCATCTTTTATATGATAAAAATAGATATGCAGTCTTTGATAAAAATAATCAGTTAATACACAAAACTATTTTACCGCACCTTTCATCAGTTGCTAGAAGTACCATTGTTGATTTTGCATTCTTCTTAAGCGATGACAACAGCGGTCTTAAGAAATATACACTAATATGTGCTTCTTCTGCAAATGGTAATAATATAGTATATAAAATAGATGATCAAAACAATATTATTCAAACATTTACCCCGCCATACAAAGGGTTTGTAAGAAATTCTATTACCAATTCATCTTTCTTAAGAAACTATAAATCAGATTTATTTCTAGGTGAATACTTTAATATAAAGTTAAAGTTAAAGAATTTTATAAATTTAAATGAAACTATAAGTTATAACTGGTTTTACAGTCTATCTTCACTAACCCCTGGATACCATAATTTTGTCTTTAGATTTGACAGTGATTATGGTACATTTCATATGCTTGTAGATGGAAAAATAGAAATAGAGGAATATTTTACACCTGACAAGTATATATTTTCAAACTTATTTACTAGACCATTCTTTTTTGGTACAGGTCCTTATTTTAATACTGTTCCTATTTTTGATTACCTAAAACTAGATACATTAAATGCAAAAGATATTAAAATGAAGAATGTATATATCTATAATAAAGCTCTTAATTATTTCGATATAATGTTTCACAACAAAGCAAATTCACAAATAAGCGACATAGTTTTTGATTTACCCAGTGGTAGAAGAAATTATTTAGAAGAAATTGAAAGGTATTTTAAATATAAAACACCTGGCCACAAATCTCCTCAGCTTAATGTTGTTTTAAAGAACACAGGTATTAATGATAATGTTTTAAGAAAAGAAATTGAATCAAGAATCTATTCACTTTTAGATAAATCTCTTCCTGCTTATACAAAAGTTAATACGGTAAAATGGAGTTAAAATGAATATTGAACAAGAAATAATTAATAGTGGGTTTATTTATGATAGAACACCAGACCAGCCTTTAGTTTTACCATTTAGCCCCGAAGAACTACTAATACAAGCCAATGATAATGTAACTGCAGATGTAATAAACCTAAAACTTAAAAATATTCATGACAATTTCTTGTATCTATATACAAGATGCAAAATTACGTCTAATTTAATTCCACTCAGCACCACTGGTATATTAGGACTAAGCTCTTCTACTAATCAAAATTTTTCATGGACTAAGGGCCTTACATCTAATAATTTCTTTAATTTTAGCATTACTTCCCCTCTTACTAGCTTGCAAATATGTTTTAATAATGCAAAAGTAATTTTTACCATAGCTAATAATGAATTGCCTCAGTATATTATGTTTCTATCTAACGGTAATTATTTAGCAGCTATTTATTCAAAAAATGAAGAGGAGGGACTTACAATTTCACCGGTAGTGTTTTCTGCATTTAATCCTAATTTTGTAAATTCTGATGTATTTTATGATATTGTTTCTATTACCAACGGCCCTAGAAATACATTTTTAATACTAGATAAAGGCAGCAATAAATTATATCAATACATTTCTAAAGGTATTACTGAAAATAATAATATCTACAATAACAACCCATACTTACTTTTACAATTAGACTCTTACATTGGAGAGTTTGGCGTCTCTACAGATAAATTAGGTTTTAATTCGCCCACTGATGTAATTACTTACAACAATAATGTTTATGTATTAGATACAGGTAATAAAAGTGTTAAAAAATATGATGAATATTTAAATTGGCAATATACTTATATTTTAGAAAAAGATTTTCTCTTTGAGAAGCCTCTTAAATTAAAAGTTGATAATGAAGGTAATTTCTTTTGCTTATTATCAGGCAACAAATATTTTATATACGATAATAATTTTCAAACTAAACAAGAAATTGAAATAGACTTCTTTAATAACTCTGAACAAGCAATTGATTTCTTCTTTTCACCAACTGATACAAATGTATTTTATATAATTACAAATCAAAATGTATATAAAAGTTTGAGAAGCAATTTAGATTATCCAGTAGGAAGATATCTAATGTATTATATGAATTACGCTGACCCTCAGCTTATAAAAGGTTTTTGTGCGCATAAAAATGGTAAAAACGATAAAACTTTTATATTATCTGTAAATTCTACAAACAGTGCAACTATAGTAGGAGCATTTGCAGACAATATTAATCTTTATGACAGTCTCATACAGCCTAGTTTTGATATCTATAGTTTTGATGAAATAAAACTCAATCCAGATGAATATGTTCAAAGCTGGGTTTTAAACAAGTCTATAAATAAAATTATTGCAAATCATATAAGATTAATGGATCAATTAATAGGTAAATTTACATTTAAGTATGATTATAGAGGAAATGCAGTTTTTAATTTTACAAAATATTTAACACAAGAAGAAAAAACCAATATACGTAATATTGGAGGTATTATATGACGTTTGATTTTAAAAATTTATTAGGCTCTAATGAAATAGTCACTGATGTTTCTCTAAATAGAGTGTTTAAGAGATTAGGAGCATTACAGTCCAGGTTAAATTCTATTTCTCAAGCCTCTTTTGGTGATTTATCTTCATTAGATACTGTATTATTAAATTCTTTAGGAGCTACCCCTACTCCAACTCCTACACCTACCCCCACGCCCACGCCCACACCTACAGTTACTGCTACTCCTACAGTAACACCTACAATTGTGCCTGGTGATACACCTACCCCCACACCCACACCTACAAGATCACCCACCCCTACACCTACAAGGTCTCCTACTCCAACCCCAACACCTACAAGAACAAACACTCCCACACCCACACCTACCGCAACACCAGCATTTGAAACCCTTTCAATTAATATTGGCTCAGTAGATGACATGACTCAAGCAGTAAATCTTATAGACAGAGTTAGAGCAGCTACTGGAAGATCTTCTTTCTCAATACCATTAGATGTTACATTTAATGCTGTTGGGCCAATTATTGGGTATAGAAATCAAGTAAATGTGGGTGGTAGTTTACCCGCTATAAGAACAGGTACAGGATGGCCTGCCGGTTCCAAGATAACACTGTACAACCCTCCTTTTGAAGCATCCACTGCAAACCCCTATAATACCATTGGTTTTGTGACGCCGGTAAAACGTGGAGCAATTGTTGGTTGGGGTCAAGACGGAGCATCAGCTCTATGGTTTTGTGGAACATGCTGGGGTGGCTCTACATGTACAAATTGGGCTCAATGGTATTCACCTAACTCTGCAGGAGCTTCAAGAGCTGGAGATGCTATATGGCTAGAAGATAGTAATATTGCTCAATTTAACGTTGATAACTATGGTGTAATAGGAGGTGGTGGTGGTAGTTCACCAGACTGTGGTTACGGAGGTCAACCTGGCGGCGGAGGCGGTGATAATACTCGAGGCGGCAATAAAACACAACTCTTTTACACCAGTGTAGGAAGAGGTGCTTATGGACCAACTAATGTTTACGGTGTACCATGGGGAGGAACAAAATGCGACGGTGTAGGATGGATAACAATGCAAGGCGGTGGATTAACAGGTGGAGCTGGCAAGATCCATCCACCTGCAGGAGTTGGCCAGTGCACTTGCCGTTCTAGCGGCGGTATAGGTAATAATGCAGTTGGTAGATCTAACGCAGGTTACGCTATTAAGAAAAACAATACAGCTACTGTAATTAACTGGCCTACTACTAGCGGGAGAGTGGGTCCTGCAGGCGGTGGCACTGGAAATGGTGATCCCCGTGATGCTGGATACCCTAAAAACGGTATTATTGCACAATAACCACTATTAATAAATAAATAAATATATATGGCTAGTATTTCTGTAGTTAAATTAAAGATTAGAAGAGGTACTAATTCTGAGAGACTTCAAATTGTTTTAGACAATGGAGAATTAGGCTATACAACAGATTTTAATAGTAAAAGAGTGTTTATTGGTGATGGCGTAACCTATGGTGGTATACCTGTCGGTTCTAAGTTTTTTGTAGCAGATATATCAAGTTATTTTAATTATAGCAAATCTCAGGTCGGAGATATAATATATGACCCTGTAACTTCTGTTTTATATTCAGTTTCTAGTATAGACACATCAACACCTGAACCTTACCCTTTTGAATTTGCTCAGATAGCAAGAGTAACTAAGGTCGATAATTCAACAGTACAGTTTAACGGTGCAGGGCAATTACAGGTAATTAACAATAGCATAGGCGCTTCTAAAATTGCTTCATCTAGCTTCAATCAATCTATTTCAGGTGGCAATGGCCAGTCGATTGGTGTAAACTATGATAATAATAAAATTACTATTTCTGCTGGCAAACTTACTGTAAATGAAGCTTCGTTAAATCTTTCTCTCTTAGACGGCAGTACACTACCCTCAGTACTTCCTGGTACCCCAGGTAAATTATATAATGCAGGAGGTTTTGTTAAGGTAACTTAATTATGGCACTAGAAATTACATCTGATTCAGTAGTTAAAATTTTAGTTCGAAGAGGACTAGAGGCTGAGAGAAAGAATGTTTTGTTATCTGAAGGTGAGTTAGGGTATTCTATTGATACAAGTAGGTTGTTTATTGGAGATGGATTTACAACAGGCGGTAATCCAATAGGAATTAAAAATTTTGGCATAGTTGCTAATAAAAATGATGTTGCTCCTATAATGCTTCCTGGTGATTTAGTAAAAGAAAATAATATTTTATATTTCTTAAGGCCTGATAGTATTTTCGAACCAACTGCTCCTGAACTTTTTTTTGATCCTATTAGTATTATACCGACCCTGGAGTTTTTACCTTCTAATAATTCTTTAAGATTTAGCCTTTCAGGGCTTGGAGATGGTTTTGTTCTGCCTTATTCAACTGACCCCAGCACTTACATTAATAGAACAATTCAAAGAGAATATGGTAAGATTAATTTTGATGCAAGATACATCTCTTTATGTGCAGCTAATAACAGCTGGTACTTAGGAAATATTTTTAACAAACAAGTTAAAAACAATTTAGATGCAACTCTTAACGTAGATACCAATATTTTTATTAATGAAATTAATTCTTCTCCTTATCAAATTCAAATTTATGCCAAGGATCCCTCTGGAACAGCCAATTCATTAATTGAAGCAGTCAGCGGAAGTATGATTATAAGAGGTAAAACCGGTGTAGGGTTATCACAGAATTTACCATCTTCAACAATTTCACAAATTTCAATAGCAAACAACGGAGGTATTACTCTAGCTTCAAATAGAACAGGACAAGGCTATGGTTCTCCAGGTAATCTTGTTAATGGTGTGACGAGATTTCTTTCCTCTGTATATATGGATCAAGATTTGTGGGTAGCAGGAACACTTTCTGCTGCAACATTAGTAGCTATTAATACAACCTCTACAACTACTTCTGCCTTGAGTGTATTTACATTTGATTCAATTACTGATACCGCTTATATAGGTAATGGTAACCCTCTTAACTCTCAAAATATTTTAAGAGTAACAGGTGATTCAGGACCAGGTTTAAGAGATTACTTAATAGTAAAAGATGATTCAAAGGGCCTTGGAGGGTGTAATGTTCTTATTAACCAAGGAGGTAATCAAAACGGCAATTATACACTAAGCCTTTCAGGAAGCTTGGGTGTTACTTCTACTGGAGCTGATGGAGCTGCATCTGATAGAGTTGATATTAGTACAGGTACACTAAAAACTAATGTTACTACTGGTAATCATTCTTACAGTACTTTAACTCTCACTGCTCCTACCATGACTCAGACTAATGCTACTTCACTTCAAATTACTACACCTAATTTGCTAGTTCAAGGCGGTGCTTCAAATACAATTATAAGATCAAATGCAGGTGGAGTTTCAGATTATGTAGATGTTCAAGGTAATTTGAGAGTTACAAGAGATATTACTGCTTACTACACATCAGATTTAAGATTCAAAGAAAATACTGAAACTATTTTAAATCCTCTTGATAAAATCTCTATTCTTAATGGTGTTCACTTTGACTGGAAAAAGATATCAGGTAAGGAAGGATCGAGCTATGGAATAATTGCACAAGATGTTGAAAAAATATTACCTGAAGCAGTTATAACTAGAGATGATGGCTACAAAGCTGTAAATTACAATATGTTAATACCTCTTTTAATAGAAAGTATTAAAGAATTAAAAACTCAAGTAGAAACACTTAAAAAACAAATATAAATACATTATATGGCAAGATTACCTAGTTCAGGATCATTAAGTGTTTCACAAATAAACACTCTTAAAGCTTTAGGTACTGTGCAAACATCTCTTGATGATAGGGAAGCACAATATATGGGTGATTCTGGCCGAACAGGAAATGCTAATGTCAACACATCGCAAGTATGTATGCCTAATGAAATCGTCAATGAAACAACCGGTGCATTAGCTAAAAATACGCTTGGCTGGACTTATACAGGCCCTTCTGTTGCATGGAGACCAGTAAGAGTTAGTGAATTTTATCATGCTTATAACAGTTTACCTTCTCAGACAGTAACAAAACTTACAGCTTTTGTAAGTGCAACACAAGGTCAGATAAGAGTAGATTGCTCTGGAAGTGATGCAGGTGGTCCTTACTATATATACTACAGTGCTACAGGCATTCCAGGAGCATGGTATACTGCTTCAGACATAGGCGGTGGCGTTTGGAGATATACCTTTACAGTCAATTCTGCAAACAATCCTCATGTATTCAGGGTAAGAGATTCTGAAAATTGCGGTTCAAGCTTAGAAATCTCACAGTCCGTTAATTACCCTTAACTGGAAATTTAGGTTTCAAATAATAAATTATATTTAATGATTGGTATTAAGAAAACCGATAAAGAAATACAAGAATCTATTTTAGATAGAGCTATAGTATACTTAAAATACAGAGAAACTGATAGTTTTCTTTACTGTTCATTCTTTACTAGAAACTTAGAAGTAATTAAGAAAGTATTTCCTGACCTTAATATATCATTTTCACAATATAAAAACGACAAAATAGATGCTGTTGATTTGAGAACTGGAGATCTAAGAACTTTAGAGACCAAAGAACTCTCTTTTGGTTATTTTCCAGAATTTCCTTTTGAACTATCCCCTGTATTTCTTTTCAATCCAAAATATACTGATAAATTGTCTGCAAAAGATGTTATGTCTTTTCAAAAAAATACTATTACTCAATTAAAGAAATATAAAAATATAGCTTTAAAAATTAAAGATAGTAAAGAAAGAGAAGATTTAAATAAAATTATCTCACCTAAAGCATCTTTTCTTAAAACCATCTTACCAGGTTGTAGACTACTTGATGTAGCTCCATTAGATGCTTTTAAACAAGATAAAGTTTTAGTAAAGAAAGCATTTAAAAAATACCATGATGAACTTTTAAAGCATTATGATTATGTTATAGATGAAATTAATGCAGAAAAAAATGTCCTGTACAAAAAAATTAAAAGAGGGTGTAAATTTAGTAAAGATTCTCTTAATGAGGTGTTAGAGTTAGAGAAAAAAATTAATAAGGAGCGTATAAGCAGTGGTAAGTTAAAATTTACCTGTATATACGAAATGCTTAGTTACTGGCCTGAATCCTTAATTCCTGCTCCAGACTATATTATTACTGACCCTAGTGAAGAATGTAAAAAAATAATTGCTACAGTAAAATTAAGTGTACCTAGAGATGTATTAGTAGACTACTATAAAAATTTATGCACTGTCATTAGTGATTGGAGTACATATGCTTTTACTTCTGAAAATAACCCGGAAGTATTTAAAAAAATTGTTGGTATAAAAGAAGAGGATGAATTCATACACTTTATAAGCATACCTACTTATAATATATTACCTACAAGCTGTGATTTAAAGATTTTTCCAGGTAAGACTATTAAAACAAACGCTAATTTCATTCACTGCTATACATTTAAAAAAGACGAAGAGAAGGGCGATTATTATCTATTTTCTGATAATAATACTTCTATGACTAACCCAGATGCTATTAGATTAAAGAAAATAGATGATACCCATATTGAACTTATATTCAATCTTGATAATCAAGATACATTTAAAAGTAAGGGAACTAAACTTGAACCAATTACTAATACGCTTGAAATTTTAGATAATTTTATAAAAATAGCTGATTAAATCTTTTAACTATATCAGAAAAATTGTTTTCTTCTTTTCTAGTTTCACAATTTCTAAGAACACCAATAAAATAATCCCTATCTGTATAAATCCTGTATAAAGACATTATAAACTCTTCTATATTATTTGCAGGCAGATAATCAAATTCACTCTTTTTATTAAGTATTAAGTTTTTGTCTTCGTTTAAGATTATTGGAACACCAGATTTAAATGAAGAGAACAATCTGTTACAATGCTTAAAACCGGCTTGAGGTTGATCATAATTTCTAGAAAAAAAGAAGACATCTTCTTTACCTTGATTGTGATTATATTTACTTTCTATGCTAAATTTAGATTCATCTATATGTTTTAAAAAAAGCTTTTTATTAATTATTTTTTTTGCAATATTAAATTTTTCATTTGTAGTTGCTTTACAAAAGCTTAATAGCCACGGTGCTATATTTAACTCTAATGCGTTACAAAAAAACCTTCTAGGAGGAAAAACAGGATTACATTTCTTAAGACTTAAAGGCAAAGGCTCAGGAAAATAATTTATCTTTAAATTATACGTATAAAATCCGCCCAACCATGGAGTTGACTCCATAATTTCACCAGGCAAAGGCTTCTTTGCAATATCAAAACAAACAGACTTATCTGCAGATAAATACATATCACAATTAAAAATAGGTGGCTTATCACTTAAAATTTGTACTTTTTTATAACTACCTAAGAAGTCTATTTTGTGTCTATTGTCAAAATGAAAAATTACTGTATCACTATCCTCTATATTAACAGGGAGTTTGGAAACTAGGCTTATATTTTGTATGCCATTATTTTTAAGTATCCAATAAAGGTAAGACGAATGTACATCTTTTCCCTTAAAAGTTGACATGTCGTTATACAAGTCTGGAGAAAGAGCATAGTTTTTTAAAGGCTGATTAGTTAAAAAATAAATCATTTTTGAAGTAAAAATTCTGACCAAACAACAGGAAGCTCAAAATTCTCTTGACCTGAGTGAGACTTCCCATAATCAGTCATTATGTTGCTATCCTTATAATAGTTCTCACATCTTTCAAAATCAACATTTTGTCTTATTTTTTTATAGAAATGTTTTCTGTAATTTATAAGGTTAGTTTTAGAATAAACTAAATTAAATTTTTTTCTAAATTTATTTTTTAATAGAGCATACGTTATAGGTGCAAAATAAAATAAACTATACCACTTTAAATAGTTATCATTAATTTGTTTCTTATATTTTGATTCACAATTTAAATTTAAATCAAGTATGTAACATAAACCTCCAGGTTTTAAGATACGATATATTTCTTTTATTGTTTTTTCTTTATGAATAGAATGAGAAAAAGATTCAATAAAATATATTATATCAAAAAAGTTATTTTTGAAGTTCGTTTTATTGAAGTTTTGTAGAGTAATTTTTGCTCTATTAGAAACATTATATTTTTTTATATTTTTATCTGCTATATTTTTTTGAACATTGCTTAAAGTTACACCATGTATAAACAAATCTTTGTTCTTTTTTAGGAAAGCAAGAGATAGACTGAAATCACCACAACCAGCATCTAATATAGTAACAGCATCTTTGACAAAGATCTTTTTATACAGAATATCATCATGCTGTTTTAAAAAAGGTGAAAATCTAAATGACTCTACTCTTCTATAAGTGTCTATCCACGAAGAGGTAGATGTGTTATAATAATCTCTTATTTTCTCGTAATGTAATTTTTTTTCTTTAATTAATGATGTACCCATATCTATTATGAGGAGGTTCAGGTGAATCTTTTTTTACAAAAACAATATGTACAGGGTCATCATCTGTAATTTCATCTAAAGAGCTGCCTTCGTAAGAATTAAAATTAGAACTATTAATTAAATGAGTTGTTTCTGAATAAACTTTTTTTACAATATTAGCCATATAAAACCCGCTTGTACCTGTGGGTGTTAATTCTAACGCTGTTGCACAATTATCAATTATTGAAACCAGGCGATTTTCAACTACAAACGCTCTTAATGCTTTTTTTTGCTGCGGGGTAAAATTTAAAACTGTATTAGTGCCTATATATTCTTTTCCGTCATATCTTAAAGATAGCTTATTTCTAATAGGCTCGTCATTCAATAAAAAATGTTTATGACTTACATACAAGTCGTTCTTTTCTAGAAAATCATCAGTAAATAAAAGCATATATATACTTACATATAGATTTTTAAATTCAATTTATTAAATTTTTAGTGTCAAGTATTTTAAGTGCTTTTTTAAAATCTGAACCCGATTTAGACTGGTTTATTTTTCAGAGTTGTCTGCCTTGGATTAGGCTTAATATCAAAATACCATTTGATAAAATGTACGAAGAAGCTAAGGCATTACTTTCTAACTTCATAGAATATCGGGAAACCAATAGTAAAGGGTGGAAATCAATCTGCATTCACGGTATATCTAGCTCTCATATATACGATTTTACATACTATGATGAGTATAAAGACATAGATCAAAATGCTGTACCATATCGATGGACTGAGATTTCTAAAAAATGTCCAGTAACAACTAAGTTTTTAAAAAATAATTTTTTTAACGCCAAGTTTTTTAGAGTTAGATATATGGCATTAGAACCAGGCGGGTATATTTTGCCGCATACAGATATGCCTAAGAAAATACTTGCCCCTATAAATATATCACTAAACAATCCAGATAATTGTGTTTTTAAAATGAAAAATTACGGCATAGTACCTTTTAAGGCAGGCGACGCATTTATACTTGACACTAGTAATGAACATGTAGTTTTTAATGATAGTAATGAAACAAGAATTCATATGATTGTTCATATTAACTATCCTATTTTAACTAAAATTAATCAAAAAAAATGGGCAAAATTATTATTCAATTCATGGAGAATTACGAATCAGCATAAAAGCTAATACTAAAACTTATTTTATCTTTACTTGAAAAATTATAAACAGAATGCATTTTATTTAGAGGAAAAATTACATAATCACCTTTATTTTTAATTTCTTTATATTCATTATTTGATTCATAAAGACAGGCTCTATCCAGATCAAACAATAATAAATGAAAAATAACAAAACCATTCTTTTTGTGTAAATGTCTAGGAAAGTGACAATGCTTGTTGAGTTTACAAAACTGCGCAGAATTTATAGAAATATTTTTATTTTTAATTTCGTTTATAAGTGAAATAGTATTTTTAAAGTATTTAATTGAGTTATTTTCTACCTCTTTATTTACACCGCAGTAAATAGGCATAGATTTCCATTCTATCTTGCTTGAGCCTTTTGAACTAAAAACTGCTTCACGGTTTTTATTTTCTACATAAAAATATTTTTCTAACATTTTAAAATTATCTACATCTGTATATTCACTTATAATACTATCAATATTATTTTTAAATAAGTTTAAAAATTTAAAATAATTTATCTCATAAAAATTTTTCATACATTTACTTCTACTCCAAAAGTAATTCTATCAGTAATAGATTTATTTTCAGCATAATGGTATAAAAACGGATTAAAGATAACATAGTCTTTTACGTCTTTCATACCTTTTTTTTCGTAGTAGGAACAATAATCTTCAAAAGTATTGGGATCACCATTATTACTTTCATCTAAGTATGTAAATGCCTTGCCATCAAACAAAGTAAACATATTAATATGTATAATAGCAGTTTTTGTACTATGTTTATGATAAGGAATACTCTGATTTGATTTTAAACAAAAAAACCCAGAAAAATTTAAATTTTTTATTTTTTTTAATATATTATTAGTTTTAACAAACTCATTCTTAAAACAAAATTTATCTTTGTACAAAGGTATTACAATCCAATTATTAGCATTTCCACCTTTCTTATAATAATCTTCATTATTTTTTTGCTGCTTAATCCACTCTACTGTTTTTTTGTGAGGTCTTATAAAATTATTATTCTTAGTAATAAAAGAATTGTTTTGTATAAAATTATTATATTCACATATTATTGTATCAAAACTATCTAAGAGAATTTTAAACTGAGGAAAGTCATCTAGTGCTTTAAACAAACGATTCATTTTTGCTTGCCTCCTTTAGGCTTTTTTTCCAAAAAATTATAGCTTGTTTTAAGTTTTTTATTGTATTAATTCTAATAACACGTAATTTAACAAATTCTCCTTTTTTATATGCAGATTTTTCATCATCATGTTCTTTTGTAATAGTTGCGACAGTATTAAACTCATTTTTTGTAATATCTTTAATTAAAGTTTTTGATTTAAAAACATCCTTGTCTTTGCATCTGCAGATTGTACTAACATAAATATATTTTTTATTTCTTTCCCACACATAATCAAAAACCTCCTTCTTTAAGCTTAGTTTATATGCTTTATTTTTAGTAAGAAATACAAAAAACAACTTATTACGTAAATGCTCTCTACGTATTTTTTTTGATGTATTTTTAATATAAATCTTTAAAAACATAATTACTTTGCTTAGCAAAAGGTTTGCCTTTAAACAAAAAATCATCTCCTGTATAATACAATATATTTTTCTTATTCATTTTATAAATACTCAATTCATTTTTATTCGTTCTTTTATAAAGAAGAAAAGGGGCTTCTTTTTCAATCAAAGCAACCCCTACAGCATATCTTTCTTTATTTGATGTTTCTGCTGTATCTGAACCATGAATCATCCTACTATGATACATAACTGCATCGCCTTTTTCTAAATCATTTAGGTAAACTTTATTATCAAATTTCTCCTCAAATTTAAAAGGAAAAGGAATATTAACACCTCTTATATAATTTTTATATTTTAAATACGAACTTTCAACAACATAAAGCGAGTTATGATTTTTTTCTATTGTATGAAGAGGGAACCATAATGTATATGTATTATATCTCAATTCATCAGTAAAAGCAGGGTCTTGGTGCTGTATACTCATACTATTAGGACCTGGTATTTTTTTTATATAACTTATCAAAACTACTTTATAATTAGGTAACTTATCTTCAATATGCTTTCTTAAAATACTATCAAGCTCTTTATAAATTGTTTTTTTCCATTCTATATTTCTCACATATGTAGAGCTCAAAAAATTTGAATTTTTAAAAAAAGGAGAGTCATTAAAGAGCTCTCTTTTAAGAGTTCTATCTACAAGCGATTTTACTGATGTAATTTGATCAATATTAAAAAAATTTCTTAGTACTGTATAGCCTTTATCCACATTAAATATTTAGAATATTTTACTTATTTGCAACTATACAGAAAAACTATTAAATAAGAATATGTTTCTGGAAAAACATTTTTATACTCTTAATAATTTTTATAGAAAATTTACTTTTTGGTATTATAAACAAAATAAGTCTACCAACTTCAGAATAGAAAGTTTCATGCCTTTTAGAACATACAGTAAAATTAATAAATTTATAATACAAGCTTCTAAACTTACCAACAATGAAAACTATACTTTTGCAGATTTTGGTTGCGGTTTAGGCATGCCAACAAAAGAAATTTCAAAAAAATTCAGTAAAAATAAATTTATTTTTGTTAATATTAATAAAGAGCAAATCAACTTTATTAAAAAAACTAAAAATACCTATCTTTTAAATGAAGACTATCATAATACTTCTATAAGTTCTAATAGTGTAGATACAATACTGTTTTACGAATCGTTTTGCCATTCATACGATAAAAAATTAGCATTAAATGAATGTTATAGAGTTTTAAAAAGGAATGGTAGGCTCATAATTATAGATTATCTTCATCACGATTCTGCAACTAAAGAACAAATAAACTCATACGTAAAAACAATGTCTATGTACCTAATTACTAAAAAACAAATGGAAACTTTAATAAATAAAAAGAAATTTAAAAAAATTATTTTTGATACAAATATTAATAATTATTTTAAATTAAAAAATAGTAAATATGACGACAACTATATATACTACAAAAATAAAAAAAACAATTCTTTGGTTCTTTCGGATTTTGGTGAAATGATTAAAGACGTTGCACTGACTCAAGCCTTTATAGCTTTACCGTCAATTATAGTATTGGAAAAAATTTGATCTATTTCATTTTTGGTAAGCTTCCATGTTTTTGTATTTGAATAATAATAGCTAGTGGTTTTGAGATTTTTATCTTTTCCAAAGGAAATTAAATTAAAATTTTTAAATTTAAAAGGAGATAAATTTTTTAAATAATTAAAACATGTAATAACAGCTATCTTTTCATAGCTTACAGTTCTATTGTTTCTTATTCCTCTACCTCTGCATATCTCAATTCCCGATACTGGCAAATGTATGTTGTATTCCTTTTTTAGTTTCTTTATATAGTTTTTATTCTTTGTGTACTTATATGTTCTTTTGTTATCTTCTTCAAACGCAATTAACTTGTAATCTTCATAGCTCAAACCCTTCTTTATGTTTTTTACATTATAGTAGTATGCCAAAAAACATTTTTTGTTTATTATTTTTATAGCAATACCGGGTAGCCTCGTACCTATATCAGTCTTTTTTTTAAAAAAAGGTATATAATTAATATTCTTGTTAAGAAATTTTTTTACTATACTTAAAAAAATATCTTCTTTAAAAGTGAAATAGAGTTTTAAAGATGTTATTTTATTATCACAAATATTTAAACCAAAAAAACTATGACATGAAAGAGGATTTATTGTATAAGCTATTTTTTTAGCCTTTTTTATAGACATCATAATATTTCTTTACCACTCATTTTGTTCTTATAAAAAATAATTTCATTTATTAATTCTCTATATTTTTTAATATTAGTTTTCTGAGTTTCTGTTGGATTTAAAAGTAGAAACTTTTTTATTGACATTGCAGTGTAAATTTCATCTATTTCTTCTTTTTTAAGAGCACTTAAAGCCATACTTTCAGGAAACATTAGTTTATGAAAATAAACATTTGCGTTAATACTGTTAGCAAGGGTTATAATTTTATGAAGGTCTCGAATATTGCTTCCCATCACAACTGTGCTTATTGTTAGTCTTTTTTTCTTAGCTTGTAGAATATCGCTTATCTTTTTAAGATTCTCGCAAACCCTATCAAAATTAGCATTAACTCTTATTTTTTCAAATAATTCTTTTGTACCTGCATCAATACTAACACCTACATCTATATCTAATTCTTTTAAATAACTTTCAATTCTACTATTATATACCGTACCATTTGTTTGCAGATAAAAATTAATTTTTAATTTATTTTCTTTACAATAGTCTAAAATCTTAAAATATCCTTTTATTAAAAACGGCTCTCCACCATAAAAATCTACTCTTTTAACATAAGGTAGTATGCTAAACAATTCTTCATAAAACTTATCATCGTAGGGTGAAATATATTTAGGAAGCTTTTCTCTATTTTTTCTAATTGATGAAGAATGTTTACCATTACACATTACACATTCCAGATTACAAATATTATCAAGCTCTAAATCCAACCTAATAGGATATTTTAGGGTTTTTGTAGTTCCTTTATAATCATAAAAAGGAATTTTAAGAGTTTCAAAATTACCACACTTTAAATTATGGCTACAATGGCCGCAACCAACATTAAACTTCATTTGCCTCATTTCCTCTCTCATTTTCTTTAATGGCTCACCATTCCATATTTCCATTATAGTCTGCTCAGGGTATGACCCTAATTTATAAAATCTATTAGCACAACACACAAAAAACTCTCCTTTTTGACCCATATAAAGGCTATTAAATGGAGCGCTACAAAGCATACCCTTCTTTTGTCTGTTTTTAAGGAAATCTACTTCCGTCACAGATGTATTTACTTTAATAAAGAGTATGAATCTACAACACCCTTTTTTAGAAGGCTATTAACATTAGAAGGATAGAAATAAAGAGACACTATATTGTCACTGGTATATAATCCCATATTTCTTACATAAAATCCTTTTTTGGTAAAAAAGCTAATCTTCTCTATTAAACTAAATTTTTTTAAATACTTTATTATTTTTTTCTTGTCTGTTCCTATGAAAATAACTTTCAATGGAATGCCATCTACTTCTGTATATTCAATTTTTTCAGACTTCAAAGGTATATCAGTTTCAAACACCTTACTAAAATATTTTTTCGCTGGTTCTGATGTTAAAAATCTATAACATTTATGCTTTGTTTTATTTTTAGTGGATTCATAACAAACCCCTATTTGATCAGATTTACTTAAGAACTCATCTTGTATATTTTTAACCATGTGTTTACGAATAAAAATGCTCTTATAATATCGTCTTGTAGCAATAAAATGAAACTGATAAGTAAATTTTTTTCTTTCCAAATCATACTTTAACGCAAAGGTAACACCTCTTTTGCACTCATTTTTTTCAAAATTTATAAGCTTGTAATTTTTCATCAGAAGATGGGGAGATGGGAAAAACTTTTTAATTTCTTCTCTTGTCAGCTTTCTAACCGTATTAAAGTAGAACTTAATAGTTTTTATAATTCCGTTTTTCCTTATATTAATAGAAAAAATATTACCTAAAGGATACTGGCTACCGCAATTTAGAGCCTTATAATTTTTGTAATATTCAGCAAATTCTTTACTTTTTATAAAAGTTGAAAAGCAGTTTTCTAGAGGTATCATATTGATAGATGAATAATTGTATAGCTTATATTGTAAATAGCAAATACTTGCCTTTATTTAAATTAAGTATCTTTTCATTAATAAGATCTAACCCTAGACTTAATATAGACATTAACTTATTTATATCTGATAACATAAAAAGTGAGATAAAAAGCTTTCTTAAAAAACTTAAAATTAAAGCTAAGATTCACCAAATAAACAATAAAAAATATGAAAAGTATTCTTTTATTTCCAGAAGAAATTGGGATCTGTCACCTGCAACGAGATTAGAATTGTTTACTTTATACAAATATTCAAAAGTACTTTATCTAGATTGTGATACATTAGTTTTAAAAGACATAAAAGAGTTGTTTGAATTAAAAGACAAAAACATTTATGCATGTAGGCTTCATCCTATCACTAACAGCTCTTATTTTGGCTCTCAGTTCAACGGGTTTAACGCAGGGGTAATATTATTTACTAAACCGTTTTTGTCAAAAAAATATAGTTCTAAAGTAAGCAAACTTCTAGCCAATTCAAAATTTAGCGGTAACCAAGAAGCATTAAATCTTGTATTCAATGATAATACAGTTCTAATAGACCAAAAATACAACCTCACACTAGACTTAGCCACTTTAAGCAACTTAAAGGAAGCTGTTATTATTCATTATATTGGTGAAAAGTATTTTACAATTGATAGCAATATAATACAAATACAAAATTTTAGTGACTATATAAAGAAAACAACTCACCCTTTAGTATTGACCAAGTTTAAAACAATAGTTAATGACATTAGCTTAGAGCTTAATAAATTTTTAAATGTGTAGTTTTTATTTTACCAATAAATCATGTAGTAAAAAACTCCTCAAGAGTCAAAACTATTTTAGCTCTAAAAGAGGGCCAGATAATACAACTATTATAACTGACAATAATTTATCCATTGTTCATAATTTACTATCTATAACAGGAAGTCCCACAAAGCAACCATTAATAGAAAATAATTTGTATGTTATGTTTAACGGTGAGATTTACAATTATAATAAAGGCAGATTTAAATCTGATATCTATTTTATTTTACACCTTTATAAAAAGTATGGTGAACAGTTTGTTGATTATTTAGATGGTGAATATGCAATAGTAATCTACGATAAAAATAAAAACTCTGTAATTTTCTGTACGGATATTTTTATGACTAAGCCGTTATTTTATTCTATTGAAAATGGAATTATTTCAATCAGTTCTTACAAAAGCTCCTTTGACAATGTAAATGAAATAATTCAAGCTCTACCCAGTACTTTATATAAATTTAATATTACTACTAAATCTCTAAAAGAAAAAACATATTTTAAATTTAATACTAAACAATTCAAGAATAACTACAGTGATTTTGAATCAGCATTAAAAAAATCTATTTTAAAAAGAACTAAAACTAATAAAAAACTATTTATAGGATTAAGCAGTGGTTATGATAGCGGAGTACTAGCATGTATTTTAAATAAGCTTAAAATAAATTACAATGCATATACTATTTTAAGCAAAGAAAACATTGAAATTTTACACCAAAGAGAAAAATTAGTCAACAACTATACGCTTATAAAGCCTGATTTTAAGAAGCTAACATACGCTAAATTAAAAATTATACAAAACTGTGAGCCAAGTAAAAACGCGTCTTTTGATTATGCTTCTGACCACGCTTCATCAGGTTTATATTTGATAGCAGAGAAAGGATTAAAAAATAATTGTAAAGTGTTTCTATCTGGTACTGGAGCAGATGAAATTTTTAGTGACTATGGATTTAATGGAACAAAAATATTTTCAAACAGTAACTTTGGCGGGCTTTTTCCTAAAGATCTATCAACAATTTTTCCCTGGAAGAATTTTTATAACGGTTGTTTAAGAAACTATATAGATAAAGAAGAATATGTCTTGGGTGGTTTAGGTATAGAAGCAAGATACCCGTTTCTCGATAAAGATGTAGTTCAAGAATTTCTAAATCTCTCTCCTAAATTAAAAAACAACAATTACAAAGCCCCTCTTTACCACATTCTTAAAAAATATAATTTTCCCTTTGAAGAAAATATTAAACGCGGATTTAGCTTTATTTGAACCCGTGCCTTATTCTATCTATAAAATAAGCCTTTAACTCACTTACATTACAAGACTTACAGCTGTTCATTTTTTGTAAAAAATTCAGTTTTTCTAAGTATTCATTTCTCAAACTGCTACAATTTTTTATTTCCTCTGGACAAGGAGAGCTTAAATCAAAGAAAATTTCCAATAGATTAGAAGTCATGCTTTAATAGAGCTAAATACTTGTTATACCCTCTTAATAGTTTTTCAGAAACAATGCTCGATTCACCATTAAATTTATGCTTAACCTCAGGATTATAATTTAAAATAACTTCTGTATCTACATTGTATTTTTTAACCTTATCGTCCTCCTTAACATATATTACAAAATTTTTATTTTTAGGAATTATGCCCAGTCCTATTGATATACGTGTATTGTGTGTCTCAGGAGTTGAATAAGAGCCATGTATTACTCTTGGGTTCATTACCAAGACATCACCTGCTTTTAGGGGACAAACAAACTTAGCATTTTTAAGCAGTTTGTCTTTAAAATTATTAAGCCCAAGAGTAACCCCTACTCCTCTTATGAAATTTTTAAAAATTTTATGGGTCCCTGGTATAATATATAAAGGTCCAGATTTCTCATCAATATCATCCAATGCAAACCACACAGTATAAGATGAAACTGAAGAAGTTTCCTCTATTAATGATATGTCTTGATGGACCTTACATTCATTCTCTCCACCAGGGTACTTTATAATATAGTTGCCAATTACAATTTTATAATTTTTAAAAACTTTATCTATTTTTGGTTGAAGCAAACCATATAAAAAACTATAAACCGATTTTTTATACTCAATATTTTTACTCATCGCAGTATTAACGTGGTTTATGTTTTTGTCTCTATATATGTTAAATCCAGCAGTATCATTAAAATCATTATAAAACTGTTTTAGTGAAGATAAATCATCTTTACTCAACAGTTGATTTAAAACAACATAGCCTTTATCTTTTAAATGCTTATTAAGATTAATATCCTTGATCATATTGAGTCTTATTTTAATTAATTATAACTTGACCGCCATTTCTCAAACTAGTTTTTTTCCTAAAAAAGACATTTTAAAATTTGTAAAATACTACAAATATGTAATTTTGTTTAATTCAGAAAGAATATTTTTGAAAGATAAAATATCTTTTGACCATTTTATAGGGCCTTGTTCAGGCTTTAAACCGTTCTTGGTTTCAGAACTTTATAATACTAACCCTAAATGTAAAATAACTTTTTTTGATTTTAATCAGTCACAAATTTATTTTTATAAAGCTTTGCTTAAGTGGAATGGGAAGAACTTTCAAAAATTTGTAGATGGTTTTTTTACAAAAAACAAAGAAATACTAAACAAGGTTATTGTAAACAATTTACCTCGTGAATATTTAGACAGAAAAATGAAAGAGATATTATCTAATTTTAAAGATGAAAAATCCTTTATTGAGTCATGGAATAAATTTAGAAAAAAAGATATTAATTTTGTTTTTATAAACGCTATTACTGATTATAAGAACATTATACCCCTTATAGATAAAAACTCAGTTTCTTATCTTTGGTTAAGCAATATATACAATTTTGAAATATCTAACCACCGTTATGGTAAAGAAAAGTGCCTATCTGCACTTAAAAAATTATTAACAAGGCTTGTAAATAAAAATATATATATAGATTTAGAAACTGAAAACAAAAGCGGGGTTTTTAGTCCAAAATGTGCTCTAAAGCAAATTTTTAATCTTGATAAATAAAAACAATAGGTTAATATATTTTTGTGTATATAGAAAAGTTTACAGCTCATGTTAGAGATTTGACTTCTAAAAAGTCTTTTAAGATTGTTTTAGATGAAAATGACCCTCAAGAGGCACATAAAAAGATCTATAACAAACTTAACAATTATCAAGAAATTGTTAAACTCACTAATCATGATAATGAAGTTGTTTATAATATTGACTCCGGTTTTATAAATAATTAAATGATATCTGAATTTTTTGAATTAGAAAAACCTTGCCCAAACGAGATTAAAGACTGTGAACAGTGGAGAGAACAATACAAAAAGGATTTGGCAGAATTAAATCCAAGAGTTTGTAAACCATGTGCTTTAAACAGCTTAAAAGCAAAATATATAAATATTTTTGCCTCTCAAGGTAAATGATAGATTTATTTTACTCTTATATAACTGCCCAGGCCTTTATATTATTCTGGTTTTATTCACCCCTTAAAACTTCCTTATATAAACTATTAACAGGTAAATTTAGTCTTAACAATGAAGATTTTGATACATACCTACTTTGCAAAAGTACTCTTTTTAAAGTTTTTACTTGTACGTTTTGTTTAGGTTTTTGGACAAGTCTAATTACCAGTTTATATTTTAATTCAGGTTTTGAACCTATTATAGTAAGCTGGGCCTTTTCTATTACTTTCTTATATTTGTTTGAAAATTTTTTAAATTTCATAAAAAGGAGTTGATTAAGTAAAAATTAAATTTAATATATATTTATATGGATAACCCCGCAGAAGAATTCAATACAGATATAACAGTTGGTGATTTGAAGGTGCTGGCTAGTATTATTGAGCTAGCATCTTCGAAAGGTCTTTTTAAGCCAGCAGATCTAACTAACGTTGGTCAGGTATACGACAAGATTGTTGATGTTATTAAAAAATCATCAGTTAAATGAAAATAGAATTAGTTACTATACAAAAAACCCCAACTTCTACTCACGTTAAAGTTTTAGCAGATAATAAAGATGTGGGAGTTCTATATCTTGCTAACGATGAATTGGATGCTCTTTTGGACCTAATTAGAAACGGTATTTCACGTAGTGATACTGAATTTGTCAATGGGCTAAATATTGATGACGGTGAAGAAGACCTAGACGATTGAAATTACTAGTAACAGGCTCAGAAGGTTATATAGGTAAACACCTTCTCAAACTTTTAGAAAATAAATTTGATATAGATAAACTAGACCTAAAATTAGGTGTAGATATACGCAAACCTTTTACAACTAACAGAGAGTACGATACTGTTATTCATTTGGCAGCTCTTGCCAATGTAAGCAAATCTACAGAATATCCTGAAGAATATTTTACTACTAATGTTTCAGGTACTTTAAACCTTCTTAAAAGCTTTTCATTTAAACATTTTATTTTTGCTTCAACTGGATCCGCTGTTGGTTTAAAAAGCCCTTATGCATTATCTAAAAGAATGGCTGAAATTATAGTAGAGGACTTCTGTAAAAAGCATAATAAAGATTACACTACTTTTAGATTTTATAATGTCACTGGGTCTGATGGATTTCCCCCTACTAACCCTGATAGTTTGTTTGCAAGTTTAATTGAAGCTGAAAAAACAGGAGTTTTTTATATTTACGGTAATGACTACAATACAAAAGACGGCACCTGTGTAAGAGATTACACCCACGTTAATGAGATTTGTAAGTCAATTATTAAAGCAATAGATAAACCTGCAAACAATCTTGAAAATTTAGGACATGGCTCAGGAACTAGTGTAAAAGAAATGGTAGATATTTATAAAAAAATCAACAATGTTAATTTTAAGGTTGAATTTAGACCAAGAAGGCCTGGAGATATGGAATATAACGTTTTAGACGATGTATCTAGTTATATGGAAAAAATATATAGTATAGAACACCTTCTAAAAAATATTAAATATATTAATGAAGGAGATAGACTTCATTCAGTCCATCTGTGAAGAGTTTACAGATATTATTCTTACAGATAAAAAGAAAAATACTGTAATTTTTCACTGTCCTACCAAATACTTTAACACTTTAAATAAAAGATTGACTGAAAAAGGATATGACCTCACTTTTAAGAAAAGCACAACAAAAGGCTTTTTTACCTGCTCTTATACTAAAGATAGTAGAAAAACTAAAAATTAAAGCTATAATGTTTTAATGCTTAAGTTTGATAAATTCAGTCATTGCTATAAAAATATACATACAGAGCAGGAATATACTTCTGCTACAACATTCATTAGTAAGTTTAAAAAGAAGTTTGATGCAGACTTTCATGCAAAGAGAGTTGCAGAAAAAGAAGGTGTAACTCCAGAGGAGATTAAAGAAAGATGGAAGAAAATTAATTCAGAAAGCAAGGTAAGAGGGTCTAATATTCACTCTGCTATTGATGATTACAATAAAACAGGAGATATTGATACTGAGTATAAAGAAGTTATTGAGTCTTTAGAATCACTAAAATTATATGACCGCAAAAACTCCAAATGTGAAGAGCTTGTTTACAACCATAACTATAAATTAGCAGGGACTGCAGACTGTATTGAAGACTGTGGTTCAACATTTAATGTTTATGATTTTAAAACTAATAAAAAATTTAATTTGTATTCACAGTATAAGTCTTTTTTTCTAGATCCAATATCTCATTTAAGTGAATGTGAGTACAACACCTACTCTTTACAACTTTCCTTATATGCATTTATGTATCAAAGTATGACTGGTAAGAATGTTGGAAAGTTAGGTATTTTACATTTAGATGCAGATAATAAATTTACTGTGTTTTATAGTCCTTATCTTCTTTCTGATATTAATAAAATGCTAAATTATGCCTAAGATAAGCTGGGAAAAGCATGCTCTGTTATTAGCGTGGGCAGCAACTCGTAGAAGTGAAGATCCTTATATGAAGGTAGGTGCTTGTGCTTTGGGTCATAATAATGAAGTTTTAGGAGTTGCATATAATGGATTGGTTTCTGGTAAAGAAGTAGATCAAGAATTTTGGAAAGACAGAGACAAGAGAAGACCTTTCATGATTCACGCTGAAGCAAACCTTCTTGCAAGAATTAGCTACGGTCAAGCCAAGACTATTGCTATTACTTTACAGCCTTGCACCCACTGTGCCCAAGCAATTGCTGCATATGGTATAAAGAAAGTAGTTTATTCAATGAGATATGATTTTGATAAAGGTGGGTTAAACGTTCTAGATTTTTATAACATTGAACATAAATGTATTAGTAAAGATGAAATGCATGAGGAGGCTAAGAATTTAGTATATGAGATTTATTGACGTTATAATAGAGAGTTCCCCTGTTAAAGAAGCTAAACTTTTTAACCCAGCTAAAAAAGCTCTTGAAAAACCAGATAGTGGGGTTACTATACAAAACCCTGCTGCATTTCACGTGATTAAAGACTGTGCAGGTATGACAGTTAAGTTCTTACCCTTTTATGTTTTTGGTTTGTATGCTCGTCCCTTTGATGATCTAAAAGGTAAATTTAATTTTCAAGATATTAAAGAATTTGTTGATGCAGCTTTTAGTGATGTAACCATGAATCAATTATTAATTCTAATTTTAGATAAAGCAAAAAAACTTCCTTATGCTCCAATTCAAAATTCTAATGATCCTTATGGTGATTATGAGAGTTATGAAGGGGTAAATGAAAAAGATGTAGTGTCTCTCCTCTGCAGAGTTTTTGGCACCCCAATTTTAAAATAAGTTAAGCTATTTCTTTAGCAAACTTACCAATATGTTTGAGGTCAAGTGAAAGAACAAAACTATTAACAGGTTTACCGTCATCAAATCTTTTGATGAATTCATCAACCTTTTTTGTTAATTTTGCTTTGTATGCACTTGTTTTATTAGTCTTTTTATTTCTGGTAACCAGGTAAACATGACCAGGAAATACACCAACCTTATCAATATTGTGCATCTTATCCTTAATTGCTCTAGCAATTGCACAGTTTTGAGGGTTAGCTTTTTCTCCGTATTGTATATGCTTATCTTTAATACCTAAGCTAATCTTCATACTTTAATTATTTAGTCATGGAATAAATACTTTTAATGAAATTAATAGCGCCGTTTATACAAATACAAGAGCAGCTTAGAATCTTACATTGGCAATCTGAGACATACGCACAGCATAAGGCTTTTGGCAAAGCTTATGAAAGCTTGATTGATCTAGTTGATAGCTTTGTAGAGGTATATTCAGGTAAGTATGGTAAGCCTAAAGCAAAATTAAAATATAATATTACTCTAAGCAATTTTGAAGATAACTATATAGAATTTATAGATAGTAGTATTTTGTTTTTAGACGGGTTAACAGATGAATTGGATATCTCTAAAGATAGTGATTTACTTAACATCAGGGACGAAATGAAAGCAGTATTAAACACTCTAAAATACTTGCTCACGTTAAAATAACATATATAATAGCTAAACGCCCCTGTCGTCTAAGGGTTAGGATAAGCGGCTTTCACTCGCTTGATACGGGTTCAAATCCCGTCGGGGGTATGTTCTTTAAAACTTTAGGGCAGATACCGAAGTGGCCAAACGGGGGAGACTGTAAATCTCTTGGCTTATGCCTTCAGTGGTTCGAATCCACTTCTGCCCATATTGCTTGGTAGCTCAGCGGTAGAGCGGTCGGCTGTTAACCGATTGGTCGTAGGTTCGATCCCTACCCAAGCAGATTTTATGCCAGAGTAGCACAACGGTAGTGCGCCTCATTTGTAATGAGGGGGTTATCGGTTCAAATCCGATCTCTGGCTCATTTTGCCGTGTAGATCAATTGGTAGATCACCTGACTCTGGATCAGGTAGTTCTAGGTTCGAGTCCTAGCGCGGCAGATTTAACTTGTATAATATTTTTTTTCACTTATAATATCTTTATGCACCTGTAGCTCATCTGGATAGAGCAACGGATTTCTAATCCGTTGGTAGCAGGTTCGAGTCCTGCCAGGTGCGATTGCATTAGTTTAGCAATTTTATAAATCATTATATGTCTGACAGAATAAATAATTTTATGAAAGATTGTGCATGGATAAGAGCGGCGTTGTATTTTTTTATTGCTGCTATACCAGCATTAATGGTTGACTTACAACAACACAAATCTTTTTCAGAAATTTCAGATATAACATTAGCAGTAATTATAGCAAATTTTGTATTACAAGGTCTTATTGCTGTTAGAGCCTTTATTGATCAATCTATTAGTAGAACACAAAGAGAAAAGAAAGAAAAGAAAGTAGAACTACTCAATGAAAAGACTAATTAATTATATGAATATATTTTTACCTTTTGTTTTAGTTCCGCTTTTGCTTGTTGGTTGTGCTACTAATAATGGTGGTAATGGTGGTTCAGATGTTGGTGGTACCACCCCTAAACAGGCTGTAGAGAGCGCTCTTCCTTATATTTCACCGGCAGTAACTTTAGCTTGTACAGTAGTACTTGAACAGGCAGTATCTCCTGAAGATAGGGTTGAAAAAGCTAAAATGATTAATCATGTTGCAACTATAGTTGAGGGGTTAACACGCGGTGCAACTCCAACTCCTGATCAGCTACAAAAAGCACTCTTAGATTATCTACCTGCTGAAAAAACCCACTGGGCAAAATATATTACAGTAGTGAAGGATATCTATGCTGCACAATTCTCAAAGCTTGACGGTGATGCAAAACTTGGTATTGATGTTCTCAATGCTATAGCAAAAGGCTGTAAGACAGCTACTGACGGATACGTAAACTAATGCCTGGTATAGCTGAAGCAATCATAGGTGCCATTTCTGGGATATTTCAAGCTATAAACAACCTCTTTGGTCATAAAAATACCAAAGAAATGAAAGACAGACAAATTAAACAAAAAGAAACTGACTTTCAAAATAGACTAGAAAAAGCAATTAAGGAGAAAGACATTGAAACTATTCGTAAGCTTTTGTCTGAGTAGCTTTTTACTTGTTGGTTGTGCTACAATTACCCCAAATAAAGTAGAAGACGGAACTGCTTCCTTTGATTCAACTACACCTGTTAATTATGACAATTTAAACTCAGGAATTATTGGTTTTACTGAAGATGGTAGTGGAATCATAACAACCTTTGGTGTTGAACGTTATAACAACCTTATTGAACAGTATAAAATAAGATTTAAAGAGTTTAAAGGTGTAGAAATAAAGAAAAATGATGGTATTTCTAATTACGTAGATAAACATGGTAATGTTCTTTATAAGATAGACCCTCAGCATTTTGTATATTACGGGGTATTAAATTCGTGGCGTAAGGATGGGGTAGAATCTGATTCACTCTGGGACAAAGCAAAAGACCTAGTTAAATAATTTAATGAAACTCATTTTTTTAATAGCTTTTTTATTGACTGGATGCTCTGAAAATAGCTTACCTCCTTCAAACCTTAATTCTTCTGAAGCTACACTTCAATCTGCTGAAGATGCAAATACTAAAGAGTTTACAGAAGATTCATTTAAATAATAGTATATGGGGTGGTCATCTAGAGATAATAATTTACGTAGAAACAGTAAACCTACACCTTCTCCCTCTCCTATAGCACAAAAGCCTGTAGAGAAACCAGTAGTTAAGCAACCTTTAAACTCAGAAAAAACAGATTTAGCTGGGTTAGATGAAAGAAGCGCTAAAAATGTGGCAACACTCCATAATAAGGTACAACAGCTTTTTAGAAATTGGATTTTAGAATGTCAAATTTTAGCAAAAGCTCATGGTTATGAATATAAGGCAATTTCAGGTAACAGATCATGGGAAGAGCAAGCTAAAATTTATGCACAGGGTAGAACAGCCCCAGGAAAAATAGTTACTAATGCTAAACCCGGTTATAGTAACCATAATTATGGAATTGCTGTCGATATGGGTGTTTTTAAGGATGGAAAATATCTAGATGGTTCTAAGCCTTCAGAGGCAGAAGCTTTTCATAGAAAAGCTGCTATAGTTGCTGAAAAGTATAGCATTGAATGGGGCGGTAGTTGGAAATCGTTTAAAGACTATCCTCATTTTGAATATAAAACTGGTAAAACACTATCTCAGCTTAGACAATTGGTTACAGAAGGCAAAGACATATTTGCATAAGTAATGGTGTGACATTTAAAGATTATTACAAGAAAATAAAAAAGAAAAAGAGCAAATTACCTCAAGCTAATAACATCCATACTGATACTAGTAATATGCCTAATACTGCTGCATTGCCCGCTGCATCAGGTGCAAATCAACCTAGACTTTCTTAAGGTATAAGTTATAATAAAGGTGTGAATTATTCATTTAGAGATATTACATTCTCAAAAGAAGAATTTATAGAATTAAAGACTGTTGTAGGTGAGTTCAAAAGAATTTGTCATGATCAAGTTTATAGATATGTTAAAGGCTCTTATGAACAGGGTGGTGATGCAGTTTCTCAGAAAAGATTAGAAATAGCTGAAAGCATTCTTTCTAAATTAAATACAGCTGAATTTTTAAACAAAACTGTTAAATAAAATTTATATCAATACCTATTATACTTCTATAACCTTCTAGGTTTGAATTATCCGGTATAATAGGTGTAACATCGTGGTAAAGATCTTTATTTTTATTTTCTTCTACTAATATACACCTTCCTTCTTTTATAATCTTACTAAAAATAGTTTTTTTATTTATAAAAAATCTTGAAACTCCACCTCTTATATTTTTCCTCTCTACTACTAAACAAGGCACTAATATATCATAACCATCCCTATGTATACCTTCCGGAGAATTTGATGTACCGGTATTTGATGCCTGTATTTTTACAAAATGAAAAATTACTTCAAGATTTTCTGTAAAAAATACATTATGTTTTTTAGCTTTATTTACAATAATAGAAATAAGTTTATTTAAAATGGTAATTTGTTTCCTTGAAGGTTGGAATATTGAGAATTTTCTCTTTTTAGATCTCACATCACTGACATTTTGAGAAAACATTTTTTTGTTGTTAATAATTAGTTTGTTTTTAATTAATTTGGTAAATAAAATTTTTCTGCTTCTAAATGGAGCTATTTTATAGAGATCTATATCATTTTTATCAAGTTCAAGATCATTAAAAAATGTTTTAAGTGTGTTTATATTTAAATGAGGTTTTAAATTAAAAACAAAAATCTCATTCATTTTAAATTAATTTTTCCTTTAAGATTAAACCGTTTTTTTAAGAAATCACTAACATTCTTTACACTAAATTTTTTACATGAAAAAATATCTAAATGAATTACACCTGGGGCTACTTTATCCCATGAGTGTACACATATATGACTGGTTTTAATAATGGTTACAGAGGAAACTCCTTCGTTGCCTTTATCTTTTATATAAGTGCTATGTGGTCCGGATATAATATTCATATCTAATAATTTTGCTATTTGATGTACAAATTTATCGTTCTCCTCAACTGATGAAATAGGATTAAAAGCTTTAAATACAAAAGATTTTTTTTGTATATACATATAACAATTTAATGCTTGAATAATTTAAATCTATAAGTATAATAATATTGCGGGGTAGAGAAGAGGTTAACTCACCTGGCTCATAACCAGGAGATCATTGGTTCAAATCCAATCCCCGCGAGTTCATTGACATGGGGCTGAATTGGAATCGATTGAACAGTGTAGTTTATGAATGCAAGTACTGGGGCATGCCAGTATAAAATAGCAAAAAACTATTAAATGCCGAAGTCAACTTCGACATGGCTATGAGTCTAGAAGAGGCTGATGCAATTCTTGCAACTACTGGCTTTGTAGACGCAGAAGCCAAACTCGAGCTAGTTTAACTACTCGATCGTCTTATTGTAGATTGAGATTGGTAAAATAAGGCGTGTCACTAATCTCTGACTTGGTGTGTTATGGTAGTTATCTGCCAAGCGTATTAAATTACCATATAGAATGTGTTTTGCTTAGTTCTATACATTCTGAAGCTCAACTAAGATAAACTTGTAGTGTTTGTGAATAAAACTATTCAAGACCTGGGTTCAAATCCCAGCAGCTCCATGATAAATTATAAGCTTGAATATGCTGTAAATAATGTTGCTAACCTACTATTAAGTAGAGTAAAATTAATATTTTCACCAATTGAATAAAAGAACGTTCTAAAGTCACTATAATTAGTTGGATTTGTTCCTGCTGCACTCTCATTTATAGCAAAAACAAAGTAATTTGCTGTTGATGGTCCTATAGAAGTATCAGTAATTGTTTGTTCTGTTGGTGTTGCTACCTTTCTCAATATAAATTCAGTACTAGATGATCTTCTACAGCCATATAAACCGCTAAAATTAGTAATATTTGTTGAATAGTTAGTGGCTGACCTTACACCAGATATAAGTGTTTCAGTACTGCTGACCACTTGTCCAGCTAGAAAATTTTCAGAACCTCCTACTCTTTGCCCTATAATTCCTTTTTGTGTAGTAGAAAGAAAAAAGTTATTTAAATATGCGCAAAAATGTAAGTTATCTTGAGGATCTGCATTTGCTGCTCTATTACTATTTAAATATTTTGTTGTACCGTTTCCAATAAGCCCTGTGGATCTGCTATAATCTCCCGCAACAAAATTATTATTAGTAGGAGCAGTTCCCTTTAATGGTACTAATGCACCGTTTAATGTTCTAGCACCAGCTAAAATACATGAACTCTTAATTGCATTCCATATATTATCTGCCTTGCACCCAGTAATAAAATTATCAATTGCTGTTTTTACAGAAGTTTCAAGAGCTTGACCATCAGCTGCTTCTACATTGTTAATATAGGTTTGTGCATCAGGATCAAAAGACGGCGTGGGCGTAGGTGTTATTGTAGGAGTAGGTGTTGGTGTTATTGTAGGTGTAGGGGTTGGGGTAGGAATAACTTTTAAAATCCCACCATCATTCCAAATAGCTCCAGGTTGAAGCCCAACACTTGATTCTGGTAAATTTACAAATGTAATAGAATTGCCAATAGCTCTAAGCTCTGTAGCACTTAAAGACCCTACATAAGTTGTTTGCTGTGTTTCAGTAATTCTAGGCATATTATACAAAATCGTAAAGCCTTACAGCTTTATTTACTCCATTTATATTTATTAATAATACATTACCGGTGTCTGTTAAAGTAACAGGATTAGATGTTAAAGCAAGATTAGTTAATGTTAGGTTTCTAAAATAACCAATACCGCTCAAATAAAAATTATTAGTAACTTCTAAGCTATCATCAGTTTCTAATAAATCTGCAGAGCTTCTATACAGATTTGTATCAGTACCAAAGATTAATCCTTTAGCACTGCTAGTAGCGCTAGGAAGATTTACAGGGCCTGCATTAATGGTAACTGTATCACTATTATTATCCCCTAAAGTAGTATTACCGCTAACTCCAAAATTATTTGTTACAATTAAGCTGTCATCTGTTTTTAATTGATCAGCATTTTCTCTATATAAATTAGTATCATAACTAGTATTGCCTGACCCAAATAAAATACCATTTGAAGATGAGCTATCAGCTATTCTTGCTCCTCCTCTTATAATTGTAGTATCTGTATTTGCATCACCCAAGGTAGTATTTCCACTTACACCTAAGTTTAAAGTTACTATTAAGCTGTCATCTGTTTTAAGCTGATCTGCTCTTTCTCTATATAGATTGGTATCATAACTTGCATTACTTGTACCAAACTGAAGAGCTGTAGAACTGCTATCTGCTATCTTGACATTACCTCTTATTATAGTCTCATCAGTATTAGCATTGCCTAGGGTTGTATTTCCACTAACACCTAAGTTTAAAGTTACTATTAAGCTGTCATCTGTTTTAAGCTGATCTGCAAATTCTCTGTACAAATTAGTATCATAACTTGCATTACTTGTACCAAATTGCAAGGCTGTAGTGGAACTATCAGCTATTCTAACAGTACCTCTTAAAACTGTTTCATCAGTATTTGCATCACCAAGCTGTGTATTACCACCTACAGTGAGATTTCCACTCAAATTAGCTCTCTGTGTTCCTAAAATATCTCCATTTACATGCAGCTTAACTATAGGGCGGTTGGTACCAACACCAGTGTTTTCTTCTAAATAATTTGTTTTTCCAGCCATGCTTACGGTGCCACCAGGCATATCAATAGCACTCAAGCAACCATAGCAATAGATATGACCACTTACGCCTAGCTTTTCAGTTGAATCGTATGTAAACGAGTGAGAAAAGGGTGTATTATACCCAATTGCCATATTACCCGTAGTAGGGCTAAGACGCATATACTCACCAAAATTTTGTCCATAGAAATTATCAAATTTTCCAAATCTTAAAACATCTGTATTTTTTACTACGATGAATGCTTGAGTATCACCAGTTCTCCCGCCAAAGAATTTTAAGAAGTGATCAGGACCAGTAGCTAAAGAAGTACTTTTTTCAGATATTGATAAGTTGTAATTTTTTCCAACATCTCCACTTCTAAGATCAAACAACGACTGACCATCTGTATCTAAATTAATAATACCAGGTGTACCAGAATAATCTACACCATCAACTCTTATATTACCTCCTGCAACATGAAGAGCAAAAGTAGATAATGGTGCAGTATTAATACCTAATTTACCTCTTATTAAACTTGAAACTGTATCTATTGAAGCTCCTGATAAACCTAAGGTAGATAATGAATAAAAATTAGAGCTAGTAGCAGAAATAGAACCTTGATCCATTCTGAAATTACCATTTCTCATGTGTAGTCTTTCAAGAGGTTCGTTTATGTTAATACCTACCAAGCCACCTGAAGTAACTACAAATGAAGTTGCACTAACAGGATCACCTATTGTTGTTTTATAGAAAATATGGGTCCCACCAGAAGCAAAAACATTGAATGTTTCATCACCAAAAGAAGAGCTATTATATTGATTGGTGTTGGCGCTTATTACAGTAGAGCCTCTGTGAACTGCATTTGCTTTTAATCCTAAAGCTGTAGAGCTATCTTTTGTAGCATTACTATTTCTTCCGGAAGCAAAGCTACTATGACCTGTGGCAGCAGAGCTTGTTCCTTGAGCATGACTGGCTTGGCCTTCAGCTTTTGTAGAATCACCCTCAGCATGCGCGTAACTAGCATTAGCAGTAGTGCTCTTACCCTCAGCGTGGGAATCTAAACCTGAAGCGGTGGTTGATTCACCTTCTGCATGAGAGGCTAACCCAGAAGCAGTTGTAGTATTACCTTCAGCATGTGCATTAGTATTATTAGCAGTTGTACTAGTTCCCTCTGCATGTGAAGCTTGCCCTGAAGCTGTTGTTGTATCACCCTCAGCATGTGAGAAGGACCCAGTACCTGCTACCGTAGATTTACCTTCTGCATGAGAAGCTATTCCTGAGGCTGTAGTATTTTGACCTTCAGCATGAGCATAA